GGGGGGGGGGGGTGAATCAGCTGGCTTTGCAGGCGTTGGATGCAAAAGAAAAGAAGGGAAAGATGGAGAAAAGATACTTCATGTCGGCGACGAACATCTAGGCCGTGACTTTTCGTTTCCGGATATTCTCGGAAAACTCGGAGTTTAATCAACGAAATGGATTGCGACATCATATCCTTTTAATCGGTTAAGTTGGATAACTACGGTCGGTCTGATTGTTCCGGTGAAACATCGGTTGACACAGACAAAAAGTAGTAAACCACGACAACGTCAATAAAATGGAATATTTTAGAGAAGCAGATTCTTTCCTTCTGATAAAAAAAATTGCTTTTTTTTTATCATGTGCTATTTTAATTAACAGAAAACATGGAGGTGATATGAAACGTACATACAATTGTCGCAAGACATCCGAGATGAAGTCGGATCGTGAAAAATCCGTTGCTAAAAAGGCAACAGCCAAACGTGTATCGGATTTTTATCGGATGCTTGGAGTGACAGCATTTCATTCGATTCCTGTTGGTGAATTCAAAATGTATGATCATGTGAATATTACCCAGAGTGCCGGAAGTGGAGTGTAAGAAATGCCAAATTGGGGAAATGTTTTGAAAGAAATTGAAGGTGAGGGGAGTTTGTCTCCTCTTGACAAAGTTCGGAGAAAATATCTGAAGGAACTTGCGGAATATACCCAACGGAATGTGGTAATTTATTATTCTGGATGGTTGCAGAGAAGTTCAACTCCAAAGCAATCTATTGTCTACGATGGCGATATGAATTCTTTTATGTGTGTCATCAATGGGCTTGATCGTAGCAAGGGAATGGATTTGATTCTCCATACGCCTGGAGGAGTCGTTTCGGCAACAGAATCCATAGTTGCTTATCTCCGAAAAATGTTTAATAACGATATCCGCTGTTTTATACCGCAACTGGCGATGTCCTGTGGTACAATGATGGCTTGTGCGTGCAGAGAAATATACATGGGAAAAGAATCGAGTATTGGTCCAATTGATCCGCAGTTCGGTGGGATGGCCGCTTTCGGAGTGGTTGAGGAATTTAACCGCGCCGCGGCTGAAATAAAGAAATTTCCTGAAAAAATTCCACTTTGGCAAGCAATTTATTCAAAAATACCGGCAGGTTTTATTACTGATTGTCAACAGGCGATTGACCGTTCTGAAACGCTGGTGCTTGAGTGGTTGAAAACCGGAATGTTTGCCAAGTCAAAAAACGCAGATGAAAAAGCTCGCAGAGTGGTAAATTTTTTGAACAATCACAAGGCTACGAAAACACATGATCGCCATATAGATGCGATCCTAGCAAGAAAAATCGGTCTAAAAGTTGTGGAATTGGAAAAAGATCAAAAGCTCCAAGACTTAGTCTTGACGGTTCACCATGCTTGTATGCACACATTTGCACAGGCAACGACTTTGCAGAAAATTGTGGAAAATCACAACGGAGTCGGTACATTTTTCAATGGAAATTAATGGACTGGATAAATGCCTTCATTCCACGAATGTCGCTATTTTTCAAAGGTGTTCAAATTTTCCCTGTCCGCATTGATTCGACAGCAAGACGTGTAGCATTGGAAATTTTTTCCGGCAGAAGATGGGCATAAACCTTTTCTGTAACGGCAATGGACTTATGCCCCAGGGTTCTGGAAACGACGGCAATATCGACCCCATTCATAAGCATCCATGATCCGAGAGATCGGCGCAGATCGTGGACATGCAGATCTTTGATTCCGCAGATCTCGCAAACTGTCTTCATTGTTTTCCGAACTTCTTTCATTGGTTTTCCGCGGTAGAGGAAAACGGGACCGGATTTCGGGAATTTTTTGTTTCCGCAGATCTTTTCAAGAATTTTCTGGGCGTATTCGTTGAGTGGAACGGCAATATCGCTTTTCCCTTTTGCTTTTGCAGCGGGAATAACCCACATTTCCCGGTTGACGATTTCGGAATAATCCATAGCCAGGACGTTGCTTTTTCGTTGACCGGTATAAATCATCATAAGCAAGGCGTATGCTTGGGCAGAATAGAGGGGTTTTCCTGTCATTTTTTCCAATTCGGCAATGATTCTGGGAGCTTCTGTATCATTCAGAAAACGTTTTCGAGGGAATTGTGGGTAGAGTTTAATATTTCGGGCTGGATTATCCTGGTCTGTGATCTGGAGTGTTTTATACAGTTTTGAAATTGCTGTTGCAAGAGTTTTGACGGCATGATTTGCCATAACAGGATGATCAGCCATATTCTGATGAATTTTCAATATTTCCTGATGGCTCAGGTCTCGTATTTTTGTTTCTCGAAATCGATTGAACACACGCAGATAGGCGGCATAATTTGTTTTTGTATTTGAATTGGAACAGGAATTGCACAACGCATCGATAGCATCCCCAACCCGAGGCAGCTTTCTTGGTGTAGGAGTATCAAGAGTCCCATAGTTTGCGAGCTTTCCGAGGCGGTTAATAATTTCATTTCTAGCCTCTTGAAGTTGCATGTTTGGGTACTTTCCAATGCACTGGTGGTATTGTTTTTGCTGATGTTTCATGACAAAATAGAAGCTGATGTCATTTTTCCCGATCCAGATTTGAAGGGCTTTTTGTTCGGAGTCGGCGAATTTCATTGGTAGTCCGGTTTTCAAGCTGTTGAGCCATTTTGTTGTTACTTTGACTTTTTCCATGGTATAGCCTTTTATGGTGCCTTTTATGGTGCCGTTATGGTGCCGTTATGGTGCCGTTTTCTTCTTTATACAGCATATTTTGTCTATACTATGCCATAGAATGCTATAAAAATCAAGCTCAATTTATATAAAAGCGGATAAAAAATCATATAGAGCGATTCTCTCCTAAAGAATAGGTCGCGCGTTCGATTCGCGCCGGGGGCACCATCCTTTTCCAGTTTATAATCAACAAGATACAAAAAGCATCTTATTTTCAAAAAACATCCGTTTTGGTGCCGTTATGGTGCCGATTTTAAAAAAAAGATAGGGGGAAACAGTCTGAGATGCAAAACTTCCCCCAAAAAAAGGAAGGAAAATTTTCCTTCCACAAAAATCACTTGGTGTTCTCTTCTGAGATTTTGTCCATAAAATCTTTTGCATATTTCAAAAGTTCTATGAAATTATCATTAGACGTGATAGTCAATTGCCATTTTGTTGTTTTGTTTTCTGAATTGTACCATGCGGAAGATTCTTCTCTTTTGAAATTGAGATAGTTCCCGTCCGATCTTATAGTTTGAAAATCCCCTGAAATAATCACCGATTTCAGAACAGGACTCATTGTTTCTGGATCAAGACCGATTCGATTGTCCGTTATCAAGCCGCTTCCGGCGACATTTTTTGCATTCAGGTTTTTAGCGAGTTGCTCTGAAGTAGCACATCCAGAAAGTAGAAACAACAGTAGAAAAATTCCGATGATTTTTCTCGGCACATTAAAAACTTTCCGTTCTCGGAATTCTTCCTTCTTACCGCGATTCCACATTGAAACAGGACGAAAATAACCGCACACACGCGAGTATATTTCGCATTTTGCACCGCACTGATTTGTCTTTTTTGAATCCATTTTACCCCTCTTGTTTAATTTTTCCCAACGATAGGAACATTAATCATCGTATGATACTGTTCGATCGCGGCAAGTTTCTCGCTGTTTTCACAAACCTTGCCTTCGACCTTTTCAAGCCGTGCGGCATGGGTAAGCATATTGCCCATACAATCCGCCTTCAACACATACTGCGTAAGTGACTTGTGGAGAAGACGGATTTCCGCGGCAACCCATCCGAGAACGGCAGTCATAACGACCAAAGCTCCGGAGAGCATCGCGATTGCCCAATTTTCTGTCATACCTTTTCCTCTTCTTGGTTTTCGGTCTTGTTCCACCCCGCCCACCCAAAAGAGTTGCAGATATTTCGAAACTGTCGGGCTTTGTTCCAGACCAAATAACGCCGAGGATCATACCAGGCGTATTTTGCAAAAGCGACAGTTTTTCCATTCCGGTAAAAGCGCTCGTTCGATTCCGTGAACATCTCTTTTGATCCCCCTTCATAATATTCAAGATCATGAATCAAAGCGACGACGCAGAGCGACGGATGCAGGTCATCCAGCATCTCCCGGAGCCATTCGGGGAAACGATCCGGACCGATTCCGTTGTATATTTCAGAAATTTGCCGGAATGAATACCTGTCAAGAATTTCAACGTTTTCCAATTTCATTTCTTTGGCTGTTGAAATCAATGTGTAAAGATCTTCCATTTTTTACCTCATCATGAAGCCGGACGCGGAGATCATCCGCGCCCGGGAGTGGCAAAATCAATACGCTTCAAGGATAGTTCTGATCTGGGAGATGATCGGTTCCCAGGTTGCACTGTCCTCCGAGAGCCACGTAGTATATTTCCGGTTCAGGTTCTGGAGAAACGCCTTAACCTCTTCGGCTTTAATTTCATCCCTTCCGACGATGTTGTTGGAAAGGTAGGTGACAACCTGCTTGACCTGCTGGGCGTTGGCTTTCGAAACGAGGATAACTTTTGCCGCTTCAAAAGCCTTCACGGCATCTCCGAGCTTATATGTGGCGATATTCATCGCGCGAACCGCTACATACGGCTTCTTGGAGTTAAAGTAAATCTGATAGGCCTCTTCATAGTGTCCTGTCGCGGCCGCCCAGATGCCCATGTCAGCGAACTTCTCTGCGCCGGGAGTTGCTTTCATGAAATTGTAAACGGCTTCAGCGAAATCGGTTTCCTTCGATCTCCACCAGAGCGAAAAAAGCGAGACATACTGCGCCGGCGTCAGCGCTTTTTCAAACTTCACCTCGGCGAGAAGCCCGTCAGCATATTTTTTGAGACCTTCAAGCGTTCTGTCTGCCCCGGTTGTCTGATCGTATGCCATTACCTTGTAGCGGACAATGGAAAGACGCTGTCCGTCGTTTTTTGCCTCCACCGTTCCGAGGTAATCGAGGGCTCCTTTCACAACATTCTGGTCGAAAACCGTTCGGTTGTTGTACAGCGGCGTGGAGACGTTTTTCATAACGTCCGAATAGCTGTATTCGACTGCGCTGAGGGTTGCGGTTGCAATGCCCGCGAGGGCGGCGAGTGCAAGCATGAGTTTCTTCATACTTCGATCCTTTCTTTTGTTTTTTGGTTTTAGTTACACAGAGAATCTGTGAGTTTTTTTTTATTGCCAACGATAACGGTTCCTCCGTCGCCGTGCAGAGTGATTGTTCCGCTGCAACCTGCGCGGAGAAAGCGGTTTTCGAGTTCAGTTTTGATTTCTTCCTGCTTTTCGCGAGACCTCTTTGTGTCATGCAGAGTCATGTGGTATGGTTTTTCGCCGACGATCAGGGCGACTCTGTTCATCGTTTTTACTGGGGCGAAAACGCCCGCCAGAGCACCATCGACGTTGACACCGTAAAAACCAATTCCGGATATAACTGTACCGGATATATTCGCCGGATTGTTGAACGTCGAAATGCGCGTGCCTTCCGGAGTTTCCGCTGTTTCCCCGAGGTAACTTTCCCCGAGGATCTGAATTTTCGGGTTTCCGGTCCGAACGGCCTTCAACATCACATTGTAAAATTGCCGGTCCATCAAAAACTGGTGCAGCGCAGTTCTGCGCCAACCGACTATAAATCCCTCCGAATACTCAGCTAGCGTTTCCAGAAAATTTGTGAGCCGGTCCGGATCGACAAAAACAGAATGCCGGAGATCCTCCGGACCGGTGTAACTGATCCAGACGGAGAGGCCGTTTGACCGAATCAGTTTCGCCGCGTCAACACACTGTTCGAGCAACTCTTCCGTGTTGAATGTCAAGAGCGCGGCATTGTACCCGGAGGAGGCGTAATGCCGGAGATTCTTTTCCAGAGTCTTTTTTTCGGCATTGCTTTCCGGGACCGTGACCTCGGCAATCATCCGGATCCCCTTTTTCAAGGGAACATAATCCGCGAGAAAGGCAGCATCCTTTTTATAAATTTGAATCCATTTCATCCATACCGTGCTGTCAATTCCGATACTGCTGTCGTATGACAAATTCCTCTGATCTCGAAACAGTGTTTGCTGAAGGCGCTGAAGAGCGATCAGCTGCGGCATACGAGCCGCTGGATTACTGACTTCCGGAAGAACTACTTTATATCCTCCTGCATCTGGAATGGCGATAACATCGCCGCCTGCGGACGGGATGACGACGGCAATCCCGGAAGGCGAATTCACATAAATTGCATTGCCTTCCGCACGCTTCACTTCGACCTCGGGAACACCAACGAACGCCCGGAGAACGTCAGGCAGATCAACCGTAGAAACTCGCACGGTCCGAAAATCGTCGACCTTTATGACGTTGAGGATTTTTGACTCAGAAAGCCCGGAAAAGTTCTCCACCTCCGGGATATTGAGCTTTTCCAGAGTTACGGGTGAAACGAATTCAAACTTTTTGATTTCCGGAACGCGGACCGGGATCGGTTTCACTTTGAAAACTCGGACTTTCGGAACGCGAACCGGGATCGGTTTCACTTTGTCAATGTACTCCGTAGTTTCTGCTGTTTTTCCGGTGCTGTTTCCGGTCTCTTCCGCATCGCCGGAGGTCAGCTTGTCAATAGAAATGACCCCGCCGCTGAGAGCAGCAACTGTCAACGTAGTGAGAAGTGTTTTTTCCGTTATATTCATCAGTGCGCCTTCTCCTTCCCGCTGGCGATGACCCTCATAATAAAAGGTGCTGTCCAGCCTCCAGAATAGGTTCCATTGATCTGCGTCACCTGATCGGGAATTGAATCCGAAACTGTCGCATTGAGATCTCCAGTCTCGTAGGTTCCGTCAGAAAGGTAGAGCCGAATCAGAACTTCGGTCCCCGCGGCTATTCCCGGGATTGAAACGTTGTTTTTCCCGAAAAGGGCAACCGGATTTTGAAAATCCATGTCCCAATTCAGATTTTTCAATTCCCGGACAGTTTTCCAGCGTCCGTTCGGAAGGACTCTGTATTGCAGAACAGCGTGAATGATTGCTTTTTTCCCCTCAGCTTCGCCCGGCTGATCGGCGAAGCGATCCGATACCTTCACCCAGACGGTCAGGGGGAAATCGACGGTCTGGCCGTTTTTGTAAACAGCCGATCCGATACTTTCTGCGGGGGAATAATGCGAGACATAACTGTTGACCCCGGCGATGTAGCAGGTGTTGAAATTGTCTGCTGTAAACCAGCAGGCATGCACTATAGTACTGAACAGCGTCAGCCCTCCGATTAACAGGTTTTTGAACATTTTTTGTCCTTTCTTTTTTATGTGTTGTAATGGATATTGACGTTTTGCGGTGCGCCCCATGGAGCACCATCCACGGCTCCTTCAGCAAAGTTGCAGTAAATGTCCGTAAGGGACCTATTACTTAAAAATGCCAAACGATCGATACTTTCTATGCTTGAAGGTAGAGTAACTGACTTGAGTTTATCACAAAAATCAAATGTTCCAGAACCAATAGTTGTCACGCCTGTTGGTATTACAATTGATTCAATTGCAGAGTTGTAAAAGGCATAAGTCCCTATGCTGCTTATACTGGAAGGTAATGTGATCGAAGAGAGAGCTGTGCAATAAGAAAAAGCATGATCACCAATACTTATTACGCCTTCTGGAATTGTAACCGAAGTAAGGTGAGAACAAGAACGAAATGTTCCATAACCAATAGTTGTCACGCCTGTTGGTATTACGATTGATTCAATTGCAGATTGACTGAAGGCACAAATCCCTATGCTGCTTATACTGGAAGGTAATGTAATCGATGAGAGAGCCGTGCAATAATAAAAAGCATAATCACCAATACTTATTACGCCTTCTGGAATTATAACCGAAGTAAGGTGAGAACAATAACTAAATGCCCCACACCCAATTTTCGTAACATCAAGCGGAATATCAAAATTTGTTATGCTTCTGTCAAAAAGTGCTGGAGTTACAGAAATTTCCAGTTTTTTTATGAGAGGAACATTCAAAATCATATCTTCAATTGTCATTTTCGAACTTTTTCCAGTCCCAAGTCGAATTGCATCTGCCAATGCTTCCATTTTTGTTTTTATACTCATTTATATTGTCCTCATACATTGTAATGAATATTGACATAGCTACCTTTCGGTGCCCCCCATGGCGCACCGGATACGGCTCCTTCAGCAAAGTTGCAGTAAATGTCCGTAAGGGAATCACAAAACCAAAATACGTCGTCCAAAATGCTTATTATACTGGAAGGCAATGTGATTGATTTAAGTGCTGTACACATATTGAACGCTGTATGTTCAATATGTGTAACACCCTCTGGAATAATGATCGATTCAAGACCTGCGCACCCATAAAATGCCGAACGTTCAATCTTTGTTAATGTAGAAGGTAGAGTAATTGACTTGAGATATGCGCAATTATAGAAAGCTCTCTCCTTAATACTTATTACACCTTCAGGAATAATAATTGATTGAAGAGCTGTCTCATAGAAAGAACCCTCTCCAATACTTGTCAAGTTTCTAGAAAGCGTAACTGATGAAAGCGATGTACAGCCAGAGAAAGCAGAAAAACCAATACTTGTCACGTTGTCAGGAATGATAATGGATGAAAGCGATGTACAATAATAGAACGCCTGGTTTCCAATACTTGTCAAGTTCTTAGAAAGCGTAACAGATGAAAGAGATGTGCAGTTATTGAAAGCATAGTCATCGATAGTTGTCACGTTTTCTGGAATGATAATTGATGAAAGCGATGTACAGTGAGAAAATGTCGCATACGAAATAGTATTTATCCCGGAGGGCAAATTAATTGTTTTTATCGAAGAACAATCATAGAATGCTTCACTTTCGATTTTCTTAACAGAAGATGGAATTTTGACGGAAGAAAGGGAAGAGCATTTCCAGAAGGTATCTCTCTCAATAAGATCAACACCTTCCGGGATTATTATGGATTCAAGCATTTCACAACAATAGAAAGCTCCATTTCCGATTTTTGAGACCGAATCAGGAAGAGTAATTGACGGAAGGATGTTGCAATCCCTGAACGCATTTTTCCCGATCGAAGTAATACTGTTGGGGATTGTTACAATTTTGAGTGTCTTGCATCCCCAGAAAGCTCCATCTCCGATGCAAGTTATTCCTGAGGGAATATCGTATGCCTCAAACTCTCGCTGTAAAAATTTTGTATCGTCAACCACTACAGAAAAATTTCTAATGGATTCTGTCATATTATCCAAAGACAATTTATCTGTTAAACCGATTTTTGAACGGATAGCATCGGCCAAATTTGTCAATTTCATATTAAGATTATCCATTGCTACCATTCTCCATTTAGAATTGCATCTTCAACATATTGTTTGACCGTCTCAAGATAAAAATCTTCATCCGAAGTTTTTCCGGTTGTTCCTCTATCTCCAGTCCCACATGATGGGAAGATTGCACTCTTCCATTCTCCAGTTACATTCTCTGTATACCACATGTAACGGACAAAGTAAATTTTCCCATTAGAAATGGGCGAAAAATCAACAACAACTGGGTTCCCCTCAAACTCCGGTCCGAGCCCCTCACCGGGGAACGTCGCAAATTCTTGAGAAACAGCTTCATTAACTATACTTTCCCGCAAAGCAAGAACTTTTTCTCGGTCGGACTCCGTATTCAATGTGTCAACCAGTGTTTGAACTCCAGCAAAAGACGCGGTTTCCGAATATTCAACTTTCAGGTGATACGCATCGTCTCCAACCGGACGAGTTATCATGAAACGGGAAATTGTTGTACCATTGGTCAATTCGCTTTTCAGAGCGAATGTTTCAAAATCGGGGAGATCCTCTGTTTTTGCGTATGGAGTCAACGATTCAATTGTAATGAAATTGGAAACTTCCGGAATTTCGGTCTTCAACGCATAAATGGAAAGATTCGGTTTCCCGTTTAAATCATTGTAATTCCCGGAAAAGAGTTCGCTTTTCAAGGCGAATGTTTCAAAATCGGGGAGATCTTCGGTTTTTGCGTATGGAGTCAATGATTCAACCGTAATGAAATTGGAAACTTCAGGGATCTCAGTCTTCAACGCATATTGACTCATATCTGGAAATTCTGTTTTCAACATGTAGACAGAAAGATCCGGCTTCCCATTTAAATCGTTGTAATTTCCGGAAAAGAGTTCGCTTTTCAGAGCATAATTTTCCAAATTCGGAAGATCGCTTTTGAAAGCGTAAATTGAAAAGTCCGGCTTATTGTTCAGATCCAAATAATCCCCTGAAAACAATTCGTTTTTCAAGGCGACTGAATCATCATCAATCACCAAAACACCATTCTCAATTCTCAACCCGTTCCCGACTTGAATCTCAAGAGGATTTTCAATGGTTCCAGCTCCAATAAGAGGGGCTGATACAATAACACTTGTCGCTGTTCCGGCAGAACCAATAACAGACCAAATCCCATTGTTGTTGTAAATAGTGGAGCCATCTGCTTTTGGAATAGCAGAAGCTAGAGCGTATTGACTCAAATCCGGCTTTCCATTCAAATCGTTGTAATTTCCGGAAAAGAGTTCGTTTTTCAAAGCGAACGTTTCAAAATCGGGGAGATCTTCGGTTTTTGCGTATGGAGCCAACGATTCAACCGTAATGAAATTGGAAACATTTGGTATCTCAGATTTCAACGCATAAGTGGAAAAGTCCGGTTTTCCATTCAAATCGTTGTAATTCCCGGAAAAAAGTTCGCTTTTCAGAGCATAATTTTCCAAATTTGGAAGATCTGACTTCAAAACATATTCATTAAAATTGGGAAGATCTGCTGTTTTTGCATAAGGGTCAAGAGCTTTTATTGTAATGAAATTGGAAACATCCGGAATTTCTGTTTTCAGAGCGTATTCACTCATATCAGTTGTATGAGCAATATCATTCCAAATAACCAGTTCATCACTGAATTGGATCGAGAAGGAAGCATTTCTGTCATGAATATTCAAAAGGAATCTTCGACATCCGGAGTGGGAGACATGACGAAAAGCATCAACGAGTCCATCAGAAACTAAATTGGTTCTGGCGGTCAGATTGATCCCGTCATCCACAAAATTTCCGATGCGGAAAAGGATAATTCCCTGATGAGTTGAAATAGTCAGAACGAAATTTCTTGTCTTTGCATTCTGGATAACAAAATCTGTTACGGAATGCAAAGAAATATAATCATCGACCACTATTTTTTTTGTCTGAATATCAACAAGAATCTGACTCATAAATCACCTCGAACAATTTTTTTGAATTCATCTTCAAAAAAGAGAATTCTATTTTTGTCTCCGTTGTCTTCTTCGATACAGCGAGCCGCAGTGTGTGCAACGACTGCCGGCATCAAGGAATCATCAAAGGGAAATTCTTCTTCAGATGAAGTGATATTTTGCCAACTTTTTGACGGGAATCCATTGGCATCCAGACGCAAATCGGGTCGAATTCGGACAATTTCCCGACATGCGATATTGATTACATTCATGAATTCGGAATCGGAGCGATGGCGAGGAATTACAGAAAGACCTTCTTCGTATTTTTTCACGTGATAAGAATGTTGGTCTGTAACATTTCTTTTCCCGGATTCCTCCAATGCGCGAACAACGGAATAGGAGATCAGGGGAGTTTCAAACTTATCACTGATCGGAATTGTTCCATCCAAAGAAAACTCTGTATTTTCACACTCTTTGCAATCCATTCTTCTTCGCACGATTTCCCGGACTGCGGAATTCAAGAATTTCAGAAGTTCCTCGTCAGACCAATGTTTCGGGAGAGATGTTTTCAGCTGAAGATAGATCGAGAAAAGATTTCCAGCATTAGTCAGATCTCCCGATTGTAACGCGAAACGGTAAATGGCGTATTGAAGAATTGCAGGGATATAGCGTTCATCAATAGGCAGTTCATTACCGACAGACTCATCCAGCGGAATTTCTGTTACTTCCCGAATTGCATCAAAAATGATTCTTTTGTATTCATTTTCTGAATACATTTTTTTCCCTTTTGCCCATTCGGATTCAAAAAGTTCCCGGTAGATCTTATATTTTTCTGAGTAATCCGAAAAACTCAGTGCATGTTCATATGCTCGGGCAAGAATATAGCTAACCAACATCATCCGGAAAGAATCATTCAAGGGGATAAAGTTTTCGGGAATATCCTCTTCGCAACGCATGAATTCATCATGGATTTTCTGGATTCCATTGTTCATATATTCAATCAAATCTTTTTCTTCCCATTGAAACGGAATGTCTAGAATTGCCTTATGAAACGGTTCAAAATTTCCATCAGAAGAAAGTCTTCCTGTGACATGCAAAATAATTGCCGGAACAAATTTATCATTCAGGAGCAGAATATCAGAACTCGTTTTATAGATTGAGTTTTTACAATCGGGGCGCCGCCGAATAATATCACGAATCGCATCTTCAATTTCATCACGGTATTCCTGGTCATTGTGAGCCTGAGGAGTGCTTTTCAAATCGGCTTCAAATTTTGCAAGATAATGCTGATATTTTTCCTCATTTGATCCGAAAGGTCTAGCCCGTTCAAATGCTCGCATCAGGACAAAAGAAATGATACATTGTTCATATCGGCTGCTGACATCTTCCGTGAATCTACGGTTTTGAATAGCCATTACGGCATCGGAAATATCGGAAGAAAGTTCAGAATCCGTCCAGGTGAAAGGAGCATTTTGCAGTTCGCTTTCAAACGTTTTCCAATATGCCTGACACCGGGAAGCGTCTGATTGGTCTTCAGCCTCATGTTCAAAAGCTCTTGCTGTCGCGTATGCGATCAAGGCGGATTCAAACCTTTTTCCGATATTGCCAGATTTGACATCATTCCGACGGAAACGGATTTCATTTTTCCCGGAATTAATATATTCATTCAGGCAGTTGGATTCCCAACGATAAGGCTGGACACTGTCATTCAAGTTGAGTCGAATATTTTCAAGGATAGCCGTATCGGTTACAAATTCAGTATCCTCAATACCATTTCCAGGAAGTTTTTCCCGAACTTTTTCCAAAACGGAAGATTCATCCAGAAGTTCATCTTTGGAATCATCCATTTTATAACGAAGTTCTTCGACCAGCCGTTCAACAGGGTAGGAAAATGAAATATTTTTACCATTATCTCCAAGACGATTTAAGACATCGTTGATGATTGCATTTTCTGTCATGGAAAAGACAGGTTCATCAATATCGCCATTGGCGTTTTTAAGCTCAGAAATCAAATCTTTGAGGGAATATGTTTTAGACGATTCCCGGTCGTCAAGAGCATTTCGAATAGACTTCAGAAGATGTTTAACGGGAATCGAGTATTCGATTCTGTCAAAATCTTTCATTTTCTTTCGTATTTCCTGTATCACTTCTGAAATTTTCATGATTCATCCACGAAAATGTTTTGGGATTGGTATGGCTTCATTAACAAGAGTTCGATATTTTGCGGAATGAATCTGATATGTTTCTGCATCGAACCACGGGCGCTTTTTCTGTTTGGCAAGTTCAGAAATTGTTCCAGAAATAATCGCAGAAGAATACCTGGACAAATATCCTGGAGGAACATTCGCAGAATCGAACATTGGCGTAAGGGCGGTTTCGATAACAAGTTCTCCTCCATCATATCTGTCCAGATATCCCGGACGGAAAAACAGGGAATTTCGCTCAGTCTTATAGAACCCGCTGCGGGTAATGTTTTCGAATTCCTGTTTTTCCTGTCCGGCCTTTCGAATCAATACGGAAAGTACGGCAAGAACTTCTGCGTCAGCGAGTCCGGCGGTATCATAAACCATGACTTCGCGACAGATTCTTGAATAAGTTTTCTGTCTCCAAGAGAACGTTTTCCGGCAGAAATCCCTCAGAACACCGCGAAGAGTAAATTTGACGACTTCTTGAGGGACTCCGGTCAATTCATTTTCCACATGAAAACAGAGATCATACAGATCGTTCATTATCGTATTCCGTATTGATTCTCAGGAGCGGTTTATTCGCTTAGGTCACCGCACGCACATTCAATGCGGGCCATCCACGCTTCATTGAGAATACATGCGGCATCCCAGACCTTCCAGGCCAATTTTCCAATAAGCCCCTGCGGATCTTCTTTGGTTGCCACGGGATTGAACACTGAAATATGAACGGCATGTTTCCCGGCAAGCGGAGTGATTGCATACGCATCCCGTGCAATGCAGAGGATCGGGTACACATCGCACTTTGCTTCCGCTGCACTTGCTTCTCCGTTGGCGAGAACTCCGGTTGTGCTTGCGCCGGCGGAAAGCCACGGCTCGAAGAACTGGGACATCAGGATTCTGAAATTTTCCACCTTGCCGAGCTCATACTGCATCGCTTTTGTGCTGGAGCCATACGATTCAACGGGGACAAAATTCGGCAGCGATCGAATGTCAGTTTCAAGATCGGTATGACAGATTGCGATAAAACTCTGGCCGACCGGCTCCGTTTTGACATTCGGGGTTGCCTTCACGATTTCTGTGATGAAAGATGCCTTGTTTTTCTGAAATGCGCGGGCAACCTTTCGGAAATCGGTGATGGAAATTTTGTTTTTCACTTCAGCTCGGCTTTCGACTCCTCCGGAATAGAAAACGTTGGTTCCACCCATGAGAGCATTGAAATGCAGAGTTTCCAGGGTGGCCGCGGCCTGTTCGGATGCCAGTTTTACGAAACGGTTCAGGACCGGGTCTTCATAGGTGTCCTGAATAACATCCGTGAATTTCATCACGCTGCCATACTGTTTGATCTGACATTTGATATCCTCGTAAGTGGCCGAGATCGCATCGGAAGTTACGCCTTCCGAAAGGGGAGTTGTGGCCAATTCCAGAGAATTCCAGCGCCGGAATGCGATTGTTGTGGATTTGTTTTTGGGGATCGGTTCAATCTGAGCGAATCGATCAAGGATCAGGCGGTTTCGTCCGTTTTCCAAAAATTTCCGGCTACAATAGCCTGCCGTTCTGTAACTGATGTGACCGTGCTCGGTTGTTCCGTAGGCACCCGACGTCATAAGAGTGTCAGCCATAGTTTTTCATGGCCTTCTGCATGAGCTTCTTTGAGCTTCTGTTTTTTTTGTTTTATGCGATATATGTAATTTCAAACTGTTTTTTGTTAAATTCGCACCGGGAACGGGTACATCGGAGAAGAAGAACCGTTCCCGGCACGATAAAGCGAGCTTTCAGGAGAAGACGATGGCATTTCGGGCAACGTATTTCCTGTTCATTTCTTTTTTCCACCATCAGCTCCTTGTCTTGTCACTGTTTTGCCCGATTCTTGATTGCTTCGACTTCTCCTTCTGAAAGGGGGCGTTTCCGTCCGAGCAGCATTTTGTAATCTTCTTCCGATGCTTCACAAATTGTATCAAACGGATAATTGGCAATCGTAATCGGGATCCGATTGCCTTCAGCATCAATGTCAAATGTCTGGATGTTGGAATGCCGAGCCACTTCCAAATAGGATTCCGGAATCACAACGGGAGTGTTTCTCTGAGCTACAAGGGGAACTCCATTGATGGCAATGTAGACGTTCTGCGGTTGCAGTTCATTCGTTTTCCCGGAAAATTTCACAAGAAAATATCGCCGTTTTTTCTGAGCGGGGGATCCGTTTTCGGCAGATTCGACCGTTGTTTCAGCGGCTTTCACTGCGGCCTTTTTTCCCTTTTTCTGAGCGGGGGATCCGTTTTCGGCAGATTCGACCGTTGTTTCAGCGGTCATATTGCTTTTCTGTTCTTCGCTATCCATAAGAAACTCTCTCCTTTATTTATCCGTTTCCCATCCATCATTGAATTCGTCTTCAGAAGTCCGGCCTGTCGGGTTGGGTCGGGTTCCTCCACGTCCGCTTCCTGCGTATGCGCTTCTTTTCGCAGGAGCAACTCCGTTTTTTGACGTGCTCTTGTACATGTCAAGGATCATACATGCATCCTGCGGATCAGAGGATTCCAGAAAGAGTTTTTTGATTCCGGAACTCTGCCCTTTCAGCCATTCTTTGAATTTTGCGTCTCTGGAAACGATTTCTCTTGCATCCGGATGTTTTTCCAAAACGGCGCGATTGTAATTTTCCTGGGCCTGATTGACAGAGTTCTGGCGAATTACCTGTTCAAGCTGATCCAGTCGCTGCGAGAAATCAGATGCGGGATTCCCTGCTCGGTCTTCCAGAATTTTGCGAGCGACGATTTCTGCGACAGAAGCCGCAGTTTTTGCCTCTTCCGGATACATTTCTGCGAATTCGCGGACATTGATCCCATTGTATTCATTCGGGAGAGAAGAAAAAATATCATCGTAGGAAAGCCCTTTGTCCTTGGCATCCGTCTCCTGTTTTTCTGTCTCGGATTTTTTGTGTTCCTCGGGCTTCTGATCCGTATTTTCGCCGAAAAGATCGGAATAGTCATTGTCCATTTCGCCATTTTCCGAGCTTTCAATTTTTTCATTTCCCGGATCAGCGTTTCCGTTTTCCTGCTTTGTTTCAGGGGCTTTCTGTTCAACCTTGGTGTTGGATTCCTCCGGGTTGTTGTTCTCAGGCTGGGTTTCCGGCGAAGGCGGACTCATTGTCTCGTCTTCTTCGAAAGCGTCGTTGAATTCGGCTTCATTTGCTTCGTTCATTGCATTTTCATCCATTTGGTGTTCTCCTTTGCCTCCGATGAAAGAGGCAGACTCTCTCATGGTTTTGTTAAAAACGTTCTATAAAAAATATGTTCCAACAAAAAAGGAATTATGAAGGCTTTTTGAACTCAAAAAGCATTCCAATGGAAAAACATTTTCTTCGATTTGTTGGATTCTTTTTTGAGTTCAGAAAACGGAAAAATCTTCAATTTGTTGGAACATAATAATAATAAAGAGAAAAAAGAGAGGTGAACAATGAGTCTTTATTCATTTTCGCGAAACACTTCAACGTTTGGTATGCCAATCAGCCAGAAATCTTATGAAGACATGGCAATCAATAGGGCGAAAGGAACAACGCAAACGGCTTTGGAATCTGCAAGGCGTCAGGCACAGCGCATGGGAATCAATCCAAATTCCGGCAGGTATCTTTCTGCGGAAAATAATGCGCAGTATGATTCCGCTTCTCAAATTGCCGCGGCGGGAACGCAGGCCAGCTGGGATTGGCTCCGCAATGCGCAGCAGCAACGACAGTTTGACGCACAAATGAAGTTGGAATATGATAAACTTTATAACCAACCCACCATGCTGACCCTTGGGGGGAAAAAATATGATCGGGACAACCGTTCTGGAAACGATGGTAATTCAAACAATGACATCAGTTCATTGCCGATGTCTCTTTACGAAATGCGAAATCATGGGATTGTCCGAGATAAATCTGGCAAAATTGTTGACAGAGGCTGGGGAGGGCTGGATCAAAGCACGCAGCAGCTCCGTTTCAAGGAACAGGAGGCTCAGAAAAAGCAGGCATTGCAGGATCAAATCAGGTCACTTCAGGACATGGGCGTGATTCTTACTCGCTCGATCTAATAAAAAGAGGTCGAAGACATGGAAAACAGATATTTGACCAAAAAAGCACGCAGAGAATTGGAACGTCGTACATATATACGCAATCTTTACCAGCAGCTTCGCGACGAACGTCTCCAGCACAATTTGGATTTGAGCGCATTAAGGCGGTCTGCGCTTCAGGCGCAGAGAACGTCCGACAAACGAAATGCTCAGACGGACTCGGAACGCAGAAAATGGAGAGATGCTCTTCTTGACGACAAGAATTACACACGGCTAAAACGTATTTTGAGTGGAATCGGCTACAATGATGCAATCCAGGACGTTTCCCACACTAATGCACTTGGAGAGGAAACTTTTTCTGTGAATCCTGCGGTTCTTCGGATCGCGGGAGCACTTGGAAAACTTCCGAACCTGTCTCCGGAAAATGTTTATGTAAATACCGCCAGAATTGCCCGTCTCGAACTCCCAGATTTCTACGATTCGGAGAAAATCAAAAACATGATTCTGCCGATTGCATCAGAAGTCAGTCCGAAGAATGCAATAGCGATCGTAAATTCTTTTAGCAAAGACCCGAATCTGCTTGCAGATTTTCAAGTTGCAAAAGGGATTATGCCGAATTCAGAAGCTCTGCTGTATGCAATCAATCAGCAAAAAATCCGAAGAGAAAGTCAAAATCCGCCGAACATTGAAAGATCAGGCAGAGAAATTCCGGAAGAGATGGTTCAAAATGCTGTCCGGAATTGGAGAAACCAAAATCCAGGTCAGACAATCACAGAAAGAAGCGCATTAAATTTCCCGGAAGTTGCAAAAACAGATCCTCAAAAATACCGGGAATTGTTCCTCCGAACACCGGCGATGTCCTCTTATATGCGAAGGAAAGCGCAGGAGAAGCGCCAGGACGAAGATGCTCTTGGCATGTCCGATGCTCTTTTCAGGAAGATCAAAGCTCAGACGGAAGCGGCGAATCGTGAACGGCAAGAACTTGGAGAAGACCGTTATCTTCTTGCTTTGAATGAATACCGGAAGAATAATCCGAACGTTTCGGAATTGTCGCGTGAAGAAAATGAGACGGATGAAAGTTTCCGGAATCGCCTTCTTGAACTAGGTTCCCAGTTGGAAAATCAACCAGGCGCACCGAAATACAGGGAATACATGGTCAATGCGATGAATCTTGGACGAACTATTCCGAATACGGATCCGAACTATCAATATTACACGCCGAACGCTGCGGGATTGTCCAGAAACAGGAAATATTTCTATACGTCTCCGGAGTTCTGGCCGGGGGTACAAAATACGACTCCGCGGGAAGTTCGCGGATTGCCATCCGTTCCAAACGAGATCCATACAGAAGAAGCATCTAAGACGCCCAAGGTTGTTCAAAAAGACAGCGTTGGACAAGTTCAGAAACCGGCAAATATGACTTCTCCGGAAAACTTGCATATTCAGCCTTATAACCCAGTTGCATCTCTTTTTGAAACATATACGCCTTATATTGTTCCTACACTGGTTAAACTTGGCAACTATATGTCTGCCACAAAAAATATCCCAGCGCGTCAAACAAATGAAGCGGACGTTGCTGAACGTCAAAGATTGTCAAATCTTTGGGAACAGAAAGTTTTATCCGAACGCAGGAATGCAATAGAAGCGGAAAAACGGCGCCTCGCAGAAGAAGACCGGAAAAATGCGATGAACTTATATTTGACGGGAGGTTTCTGATGCAGTCAGCAAGTTTGAAAGATTTTATCATTGAACTTTTTCGGGACTATGAAGCAAACCGCCAAATTATCGAACCGAAATGGAGAAAAAACTGGGAGGCATACAAAGCTGTAACTGGGAAACGTCTGGATCAGAAAATTGGACTTGGCAATAAAGATTCCGATGATCCTGATGAAAACGATTGGAGAAGCCGAACGGTTGCTGACATAACCAGAGTCAAAGTAAATGCCGGGAAAATACTTGTTTCCGATGTCTTGCTTTCCGGTGGAGAGATTCCGATGATGCTGAAAGAAAACCGGAATATCGGAGATGTTGTAAATACTGTTCTGGAACAGGTTGAAAAAGACTCGACCAATTCTTTACGCTCGGAAGAAATTTCTCCGGTCTCCGAAAATGTCTTGAAAATGACAAAACTGATTAAGGAGCAGTTAAAGCGCGGGAATGCGGAAAAAGTTCTTCGGAATGCGATTCTTTCTGCGGCTGTTTATGGAGAAGGTGTTTCAAGAATCGTTTCAAATACTTATACATTTCGTCGTTTTAACCCTGTAGGAAAATCATGGGAGTCAGATATGGTTGAAGATTTTGGGTTGAAACTGGAAGCTGTGAGTGTATGGGATTTTTTCACGGATCTTGAAGACAACGATATTCACCACAATGCAGGACTTTTTCTCCGAACCAGGATGTCTCGTTTTGAAGTTATGGAGAAATTCCGCAATGATCCATTGCTGATAAAAGGTTCTCTTGAACGGATCAACCGCGATCGCATTTCGGAATCTGGTCCGATTGATTCCAGTGAATCCCCTGGCAGACTTCTAATCAACAAACGGAAAAAGGATTTGCGAGTTCTGGAATTCTGGGGACGTGTCCCAGAATATCTTGTTCAAAACATGGAGCAAAATCAGGAATTCGCATCAACAGGTTTAGTGGAGTCTGAAAATGAACAAACGGAAATCATGGCGGTCATTGTAGAAGACACCATTGTGAAATTTTCCAGAATTGAAAATGGGACAAGACCGTTTTTCCGGGTTTATTGGGAATCCGGGATTGATGATATTCACGGGCAATCCATTGCGGACAACATGAATCTCATGCAAGATTCACTGAATTCATTTATGCGTTGTTTCGAGGATAACAAAAAATTGTCCTCCAACATTCTGCTTGCGGTCAAGCCCTCCATGCTTGAGAATCCTGTTTCTCTTGAAGAAAAAATTGTTCCGGGGAAGGTTTATAAACTTTCAGAGAGTGCCCGGAGTGCATCTGAAGCAATTCAGAGCATTACGATTCCTGATATCGGACGTTCTCTTTTGGATGGGATTCAAATGTATGAGGAACGCGGCAACAACAATTCCATGATTCCGGAAATTGCGTATGGGATTCAGCCAGGGGGATCCACTACGGCAACTGAAGTTCAAATGAGAAATGAAAAAGCCGGGAAATACATTTCGGACATCATAAAAGAATTTGATTGCGACTGGATCGAGCCGGTTGTCCGCTTTTTCTATGAATGGAATATGGATGATCCCCGAGTTCCATTTACATTCAAAGGTCAGTATGATATTCAAGCTCTTGGGTATCATTCCTACCAAGACAAGATTCTCCGTATGAATCGTATTCGTGATATGCTTTCCATGGCCTTATCCAATGATGCGCTGTTCCAGAAATTGAATTTGAACTCCCTTCTTTCCGAATGGATGAAAGCAAATGAGCTGGAACCCGATCTGTTTATTTCCTCGGAAGGAAGTATGGATTCGCCTATGGTTCAGCAATTTGCGCAATCTGTTGAACAGCGTTTTGCACAACTGGAACAGCAAATTCAGGAATTCGGTCGTCAACTTCCTTCTCTTGTTCTTGGATCAGAATTGGAAGCGGAAGAACGTCAGGCGAAAATTGAGAAATTGAAAGCAGAAACAGAAAAGATTCAAAGCGATACTGTGAACGCCGGCGACAAAGCGAGAACAGAAAGAGCAAAGGCAATTGCCGAGATTCAAGCCAAAAACCGGGAAAACGAACGGCGGGAGCAGGAGGTGTTATGAAATTTTCATTGAATACCTTCTCGGGGATCTGCCCGGCAACGGATGCACGTCTTCTACCCGGAGATACATCTCAGATCGCTCATAATTGTATTTTGAAAAGCGGGAAAATCATTCCGCTCCGCAAAAACACAAAAGAAAAAGACTGTTCGGCATCGACTCGTACAGTTTTCCGTCAAAATGAAGAATGGGTTGAATTGGACTTTGATGCAGATTGTGTTCCCACTCCGGTAAACGAAGATCAGTATGATCGGATTTATTTTACTGGACACTCAGATGGATATTTGAGAATGCGCGGAAAATTTGACGGGTCGAATTATTCTATTCGTCGAGTTTTTGTCCCAAAGCCGTCCGGTCCTCCGGAAGCCAAGTCATCTGCCTATTTTGATGTTGAGAATTTGGAAGAGAACAGTCTTACTTTTCAACCAACAGGAAGAGGATTGATTGTTCGCTGTACGGATTCAGTGAAGGTGGAAGCGAATCATTGGAGAATTTTTTTCCATGTTGATTCCATCTGTTCAGACAGTTACATGATGGGATTTCCAATGGGAAGCGCATACGGGACTCTTATTTTCAATGAACATTCTGTCCAGATTACGGAAGGGTGTGGAGACCTTGAGATCAAAAAGAATGATGGCTCCGTCTATGCCACGATCCGTTTTACAATGGAAAGTTTTGTTCCATTTGAACCGTCCTGCCCAGAAGGGACAGCGACGTCCGTCGGCGGATACGATGTATGGCTGAATCTGTATCTTGAATACAATTCTTCTTCTCAATATCGTTCATACTGTTATACATTGGTTGATGATATCGGACAGGAAGGACCACCATCGGACGTTTCGGAGATTATTCAGTCCTACGACGGAGATTCTGTAAAGGTCAAAATTACACCGGCCTCAACAGCCAAAACAAATTCATCTGTTTCAAGCACTTATTCGATGACAACATACAACGTTGGTTTTATTCAAAAACCAATCGGCGCTGTTGTATATGAACGTCCGGATGATGCGATGAACAACCCGTATTTTGATGGTGAATTGAAAAAAATTCGGATTTATCGAACCGCGGGGACAGAAACGGATGCCGATTTCTTTTTTGTAGATGAGATCGATTATGCTTCTTCTGTTGAGTATACAGACACGAAATCAAATGCAGAACTTGCGGAACGTTTGATTCGCTGCGAAAATCCACCCTTGAATATGAAAGGCCTTGTGAAGTGTTCCAACGGATCTTTGGCGGCATTTTGTGGAAAGGATTTGTATTTCTGCGAGCCTTATCAGCCGAACAACTGGCCATCTTCTTACAATTATGTGACGAGTAATTCAATTGTAGGGCTTGCCGTATCGGGCTTTTCCGTGTTTGCTCTTACAGAAAGCGAACCGGAAATTTTCACTGGATCTCACCCAGAATCTCAGAGTCAGTATAAATCCGCTATCAAGCAGGCTTGTCTGTCCAAGAGAAGTATATGTTGTGCCGAATCCATGGTTTTTTATGCCAGCCCGGATGGTCTTGTTGCCATTTCATCGGACACTTCTGCCCGAATTATCACGGAAAACCATTTCCGGAAAAGTCAATGGCAACAGCTTTATCCGGCAAATATGCTTGCGGCGTCGCACGACAACAAGGTCTATCTATTCAGCGGGAAATTATGTCTGATCGTTGATTTGTCCGGGACACAAATGGAAATTACAACAGCGGATGCGGATTCAGAGCAGGAATCCGCACCATCCGGCTTGCTGGACGATGGATCCGACTGGTGCGGAACGACATCGAAAGTGTTGTTTACTGTCGAAGACAATTTGAATGATATACTGTATATTTTGTTTTCGAAATCTCTCTGGTCATTTGGGACTGGAAAAGAAAACAGAAACGCTGTATACCGGACAAAGATAATCGTTCTTCCATATGCCCTGGATTTCAGCGTTGCACGAGTTCAGGTAAAAAGTTATGATTCAGAATCTATGTTTCATCTGTTTTCTTCCAGCGCTGATATCAGTCTTCCGATTCGGTCAGATACGGGATTTCGGATACCGGTAATGAGACGAGAAAAGGAATGGTTCGCGGAACTTCGCAACGATGACCTTATTTATTCGCTTGAAATGGCGGATTCTATGATGGAACTGAAAAAATGAACAAAGATGATCTAAACCGTCTTGCCAATGTATCAATTCGAGGACTTGTTGAGGCACGGAATTCCTCGGAAGTGCTGGTCCGGATTCAATCTCTTGTTGAAGCAGCTCGGATTTTAGATGCACGGACACGGACCCTTCCTGAAAATCTTCGTTCTGAACTTCTATCTGAAATCAAGCAAATGGTTTCAACTCAGATCAGCATGGCAATGAATCAGATCATGAAGAATGTCAGCAATGCGATCAACAACGCGATAAAAAATGCTCTTGAAAATTCTGTAGGAGGAATGATCCAGAACGTTGTCAATAATTTGAATCTGCATGGCGGTCTGACAACGGATGATGATCCTGGATTTGTTTATTGGACCGGAGAAAAATTTGAAACTCGCGGCAGTTCCAGTTGTGATGATGAGGATGAATTATGAGTATATGGACTCGCAATGGCAAAGTGATTGTTGACGACAAAGGGCGACCGATTGAATGCGATCAATGCCCTTGTGACAAGAATATTTATTCGATATACCTGTTTCACACCTATACTTGTGATCCTGAAGAACTTCCGTCTGGCGGCGGATCAGAACCTGTTGCCAAAAAAGTCATGCACTATATCAATCCGGAATTCCCCGAACAGGATAACGGAAAAGACTTTTTTGAACTTCGCCAAAAAAAATCTTCCGGGGAATATCTTCCGGAAGGCTGGTATTCTGAATGCGCAAAATACGATCGAAATGATGGTAATTTCTTTTACACATATGATGAAAACGGCAATCTGCACACATGGTTTTTTATGAAGGATGCAGATCCGATTGATTTTATCAATCCGACTTATAATCTTCAGTATATGAAAGAAAAAGAATTTCTGGAAACGCACCATGGAAATCTTTTTGAATGTGAAGCTCCAGAGATTCCGGAAGTTCCGGAAAACAGCAAACAATGGCTTCGTATTACCTATTCTCCAAATGCAGATTTTACGGAATGGCTAGTTTCAACAAAGATCTTTTCAACCAGTCATCCTTTTTGTTCAATTCCTTTCGGAGATGGAGAAACATTATCTTTTCTTGATGTTTGCGAAGAAGAAGAGACTGATTATGAAGGCGTATGGCGTGGAGGAACCATGTGTCCGGCGGACGGGACTTATCAGAATGAAGAGGATCGGAATGATTCCAAATGTCCGATTGTTGTTGATATTCCCTATGAAGTCTGCGGAGAAATTTCAGAAGATCTTATTGACAATGCCATTTCGGAAAATATGCCGACAGAAGATCGCATGAAAGAATGTGAACCGATGTGTGCATTGTTTTTGTGCCATATTTTTGACTGTAAAAAAGAGAATATGCCGGAGTCTGGGGAACGACCTGTAGCAAAACAACTTTGTCATACACAAGAGGCGGAATCTTTATTTGATTCCAACTCTCTTGATTTTTTCTATACGATTGATGAGACAAATGACGCCTCGTTGCCTGAAGGGTGGTACTCTTCCTGCGCGAAGTATGAAAATGAACATTTTGTCGTATGGAAAGATACAAAATACTATCACATGGAATCTTCCAATGTACAAATACATACATCTGATTTTTATACACGCACGTTTCATCTTTCTTATGTCCCGTATTCCTATCTTCAAAACAAAAATTTTGATACAAGGGAAATTGAAGCAAAACGAATAGATATTCCATATCAGGATGGTGTTCCAATCCAGCAGTCACAATGGTTGCGAATTACCTATTCAGCGGCGTATGGCGCAGATGACTGGAGTGCTCGTTATGATATTATTACAACAGAATATCCTTATATTGCCGTTCCATTCGGGAATGGCAAAAAAATCGAAGTACAAACGCTTTGCAAGGATGAATTATCTGAATTGAGTGATGTGTGGGATGGCGGTTGTATGGCCCCATATCAGGCGAAATATGAAAATGAAGAAGAGAAAGATGAATCACGCTGTCCAGTTGTCTGTGATATCCGTTTTGAATCCTGTGGAGAAATCCCGGAAGATGTTATTCAGTCGGAAATCGAATCTCACAAACCGGATAAAGATCAAATTCAGGAATGCTCTGTCAGCTATAATTTTGTAACGCAAACAAGAACCGGTCAGACATTCACATCTCTTCATACCGAAATCAACGATGTAACGTATGTTCATCACAAAGAAGAATACGATGGAGAAATTTACGAATGGGATGAACCCGTCTATGAATATATTGGAATTGGAGCGACCGTTTCTGAAGAAGTTTGGGAAGACGGGTATCAGAAATTCAAAGAATTATCTCGCTGGGTTGTTGATGCACACGAATATGAATGTTATTATTGGCAAGACGGATCAAAGGTCTATACCACACAAAAAATCGGACCTTTTTGCGATGATTTGATTGGAGAATTGAGTTCTCAGGCATCGGCTGCCGCGGGAGTTGTGCGAAACTATCTTTCCAACAAAAGCAATTTCAACTATTTACGTGGAGACAACGGTAATCATATTCAAACAAGCACAACGAAAATTATTCATGCTTCTGTCTCTCCAGATTCGCCCGGGAAAGATCACTCCTTTTCTTATCGAGGAGCGTATGCGGACTGTTATTATGGCTCTTATGCAGATCATCGGTTTGTCAACCAATGGTATTCTGTTGGGATTGAGCGAAATGAAGAGACCCCATCTTCTGCTGTTGGCGTATCATTCCTTGTTACTGTACGAGAATATGTTCGTTCGCGAAGAGCTGGTGAAAACATCGGCAGCGAACCTCAACGAGAACTTGTTGATGAACAAGAAAAAGAAATGTCCCTTTATTTTGGAGAACGGCAAGAGCTTCCGCTGCCCAGCAAATTTGATATGGTTCATATCCAAGACAAGGCGGAATGTGAAGAAGAGTCCATCGCTTACGGTGGATGCCGATACAATTTGAATTGCGACGGTGATTTCTGCGGGGTTTATGGGAAACCATGGAAGAATTACGAAACGTACGCACCTGGATGCTGCGCAAATTCCGGTTTTCGCGGCTATTATTGTGAAGATAATCATGGCTCCTATTGGAGTGGAGATATAGAACATAGCTTTGAGTATCATTTCAGAGCCACTGGTTATTTGTATAGGACCAGCGGAAATAGTTCTTCTCTATCATCGCTTTCTTCAAAAGCGTTATCTTCAGTTTCTTTGTCATCAGCAATTACGAGTTCACACATTGCGCCGGAATATTCTGAAATCTATGCGGATCTTGATGACAGTTTGAAACAGGATTCGTGTATTCTGGAAATTGAACAATAAAGGTGATGAAATGGCATGTTCCTGTAATAAACAACGTCTTGTAAAACCTACGGAAACTTGTATTTTCTGCGCACATAAACATATTGTCACCGCGAAAGAACTGTTTTTGAGCGGGAGTGTTTCGATGGCGATCGGTCAGTTGAACTGTGCATCCAAACACTACAACAGCAACTTCCCTGAGATGAGAGATCGGACAGACGATCTTATTTTGAAACTGTATGATAAATCTTCTGACAGTTCTGGAATTTTTTCTTCTCTTGCTTACGATGCTTGGCAAATGGTTTTGGAAAATCAAAAAGGGAACAAAGTTTATCCGGAATTTTCAAGGAAAATACAAAAACCCGCTACAGCGGATTTGAAGATGGCGCATCTTGCTGTTTCAACGGCCCGAGCGCTTTATGATCTGGAGCTTGGGTATAGATCTGTAAACAAATCAGAAGCGATGGGAGAACTGATTCTTGCCGCATGGCATTTGCAGAAAGAACATATCGGACTTGCCTGGAAATGCAAACATCTCTGGGGGAGAATTGAGAAACTTCAGGATTGTTCTGTTCTTCTGGAAAATCTGGAAAACGAGTTATGGGATCTGTTATTTTAGACAGGCTCGATACTTGTTTTTGATATTCGACTTGAAGTTTTCATCAACAGCCATAACCATATAGCGCATGGCGTCCATTGCATGATCGTCCAGTTTTCTCGGCTCTTCACATGCGTTTCGTTCTTCGCTCGGAGGAAGCCAGGAATAAGAATCGATTTCAGAAAGGAGTTGTTTGCAGGACGGGAAAATAAAAATTCTATTCTCTCTGAACCGTTTTTGAACTGTCTGAATTCCCAGTTGAACAGTTTTTTTTGCAGCTTCTGTTGGAATTCCGTTTTTGTTGAGTTCTGCCCTCTCTTCGGCATCATGATCGGCAACGGTCATCAAGTATCGTTCATTTCCGGAAAGTTTTTTGATTGTTTCCGCGTGGACACTTGTAAGAACTCCGGCTTTGTAGAGTTCTCTGTAAATGTAAAGTTTTCCATCATGGTCAACGGCTCCCCATAGACAGACAAATGGATTTGTAAATCCGAAGTCAATGGATCGGATTTTTGTCCAGTCGTCCGGAACACGGAATGGACTGACGACGTGAATTTCCTCTCGAAAGTCGGAATAGACTTGTCCTTCCGCGGAGACCCATTTCCCGTGAAGCATTCGTTGTTTCTGAATTTCCGGGAGATTTTCGAGCTCTTCCAAATATTCTTTTGAAAGATTTTCCTGATTGTCGTATGCAGACCAGTGAACACGTTTCCATATTTCCGCATTGGGAAGAGGCAAACCGGATTCAGGATCAACATGTTTTACGCCGACGGAATAGAGCCAATGGCGTGGACCCCTGGGATTACAGTCCAGGAGCAATTTCGGAACAGCCTCATTCCCGTTTTTATCGCAGACACGCTGCGAAAGACGAGTTAAGACTTCATTCATCGTTGTATAGGAAAGTTCCGTTGCCTCATTCAAATAAATGGTACAATATTCTGTTCCTCGCACTTTTTCCACGCGCTCCGCATTGTCGAGGCCGGCGACAAGGATTTCTGATCCGTTTGCAAAATAGATTTTCAATTCACTGTCCAAAGTTCGGAAAAGAGTTCCATTCATTTCCGGATACTGGGCAATGTACTTTTTGATCGTATCGTTCCAGATAGAATTTTTTGCGTTCGTCCGGAATTTTCGCGCAACAAGCTGTTTTGCCCCTGGGAATTGAAATGCCCGTGCAAATACATAATCCATCAAAAGTTTTGTTTTGCCAGATCGGGCCCCTCCGTCAAACAGGACCCGACGATATCGGTTGTTTGTAAGAACCGTTTTCCATGCGTGAATTTGTTTTTTTGTGTATTTCATTCATTGACAACTACTTTTCTCATCCGTTCCACCTTTCCTGGAACGATCATCCGTTTCCGAAGAGTTTTCAGTTGACGAGATGTAATCAAATTTACTCCGGCTGGCCGATTTCTTCGGACTCTTGCATTATACTCCTGAATCATATTGACCAGTTCTGTATAATCCTCCATTGTCCGGTTTGGGTTCAAGTAATATCTGCGAAGCCTGGAGTAAATATCCGTTCTTGCTTTACTGTATTCCTGTGCAGTGAGCCGTTCCGCCCATTGTTTATCTCTCTTTTCTGAAATTCCGGCAGGATTGAATCCGAAGATCCGTGCGATGCTCTGTGGAGCCGTTGCCCGAAGCGGACGGTTTCCGTAAAAAACAGGCTGATTGTTATTCATCGTTACACCTTCAGAATATTCCCGTGCTGCACGAATTGGAGATGCCAGAATTGCGGGAGAAAGTTTTTCAAGGCCTTTTGCAATATTCCCTTTTGCAATGTTTTGCGTTCCTTCCAGGACATCTTTTGCAACGGAACCTGGCGCGCCAAAAAGATCCCAGATAGTTTCAGGAATACTATCCTTTGTAAACATCATGGACATACTTGGGGCGACATTAATTCCAATGCCTCCGATTGCGCCATAACGCGCAATTCTTCCGGCATATCCTCCGAATTCATTTTCGACAAATTGATACAATGCTTCCTCCGGATTATCCGGCGGTTCAATTCCGAATGCAGAGCAGATAGCACGCACTGCAATCGGCATGAAATTCCATGCGACTGTAGCCGTTGGTCCGGCAAGAATCATCGGAGAAAGAAGAAGCCATGCAAATGCTTTTCTATCGCGCTGATTGATCCCGATGTTATAAAGCTCCTGCATATAATTATGTCCATACGGTTTGAACACATAGAACGCTCGGAGAGCTTGTGCTCCGATAGATGTTCCGCGCGTCCATGCAGGAAGATTTGTTTTACCATAAATTCCATGAGCTTTGTCGCTAATGCGTTTTGCCTCATTAAGGAGTTCGATCTTTCTTGATTCTGGAATCGATCCATTTTCCCGTTCTACCAGAGCTTTATATCCTGCGGCGATGGTAATTGCCCGGTTGAAACGTTCCGTCATCTCCATGGCGATCATCATTTTTTCAGAGATGAATTTCCATTTGTTCCCGAACCATGTACGGAGAATTCCGGTCGCTTCTTTGTTGACAAGAGAAACATCCCATCCTCGTTTGGAGATTTCATTGAAGATCCACATATCATTTGTTGAAATGCGATCTCCTTTTCCGAACTTCCGATACAGCAGATATTTCCCATAAAGGTTTGCCGCGATTCCGAGTTGTTTCAGTGTTTCATGGAACTTGATTTTAGCTTCTGCGTGGAAAACCGCAGGAACATTGGTGATTAGAGTCGTCAAATTCACAATTCCAGTAGAGATTCTGGAAAGATATTTCAACGCGGCAATTCCTCGCACGAATCCGAAAACGCGTTCACTTGGTTCCTGATTTCTGAGCATTTCACGGATATATTCTTTCGCATCCTTGTGTGCTTCCGGCTGTTTTGCGGAATCAATTCTGCGTTTTTCGATCTCTTTTTCATATTTTTCAAAGAGTTTGGCAAGAGTGGCTTGATAGTCTTTATCCCCTGGTTTAAGTCCTTCCGGCATGTTTTCATCCCGGAACTGTTTCCATTTCAGATCCCTGCCGGTGAATGCTTCGATCATGGTTTTTGCCATTTCGGATTTTGCTGTTCCTGCCGCGGTTGCGGAAGCAGACATAACCAGAGCGCGGATCGGATCTTCCTCATATCCAAGGTAGACATCTTTTCCGGTCGCATCGGATCGGCGAATTTTTCTGGATCTGGATCCATGGGAATGAACCAGGACGGCCATTTGTGCGGAAAGAGCGTTTCCGAATGCGATTGCCGCTTTTGTTTCTTCTGAATTCGCATTCATGGAAGCCAGAAGCAGTCGGTCGATATTGTATCCTTCTTCCGGAGCGACAAAATGCCATTCTTTCATCTTGGTATAAAAACGCCCACCGAATTCCTTGAAAAGTTTGACAAGTTCCGGAGTCAGGTGTCCTCGAACAACGAAATGGCGTTCGGATGTTCCATCTTTCTTTATGTAGTCCATCCATGATGCGTCAAGGCCGAAATCTTTGAAGCTCTTTTTTGCTTTTTCCGTCACATCTTCGAAGGCATTTGTCAGAATATCGTTCATTCCGAGAAGAGACATGTCTTCAAAGACGGCATTGGAAGGCGTCGAACTTACCCGGAAATGAAATTCAGAGAACCCCTGATCCTTGAGAGTTGCAGCTCTGGCGGCTCTGGCGGCTTTGGTATCGAAAATTTCCAACCGCGGATTTTCTCCTTCTTTTATTGCCTCCAGAATATATCGTCCATGCCGAAGGCGAGGCATGTAATATCCACGCCGATCCCCCATCTTTTTCAATTCCTGGAAGAGGTCGGAAATTTCAACGCTGTCCGTTTCGATATTTTCAAGCTCTTTTCTTACGGATTCCGCCCGGTTCCTCAAAATATCATAGACTCGTGCATTCATCTGACGATATGCAAGAACGGCATCCGCAAATGCTTTGCTCTCTCCGGTTTTCATGAGAGAATCGGCTTCCAGCTTCCAGACAGCATTCCATGCATCGGCTTCATTGTCCAGAGTCCTGATCAGATTTCCATTTGGATCAAAAGCGTCGAAGAGTCCTTTTTTCTCGCTTTCCTGAACACGTCCGCCATCTGCATTAAGATCTTTCTGGAAAACATATTCAGCAAATTTCCGATATTCTTTCGGATCTTTTTTCAGTTCTGTAACACATCGAAGATCCGTTTCATCAACGCCGAAAACAGATTCTTTCAATCGGAAGGAATCTTCTTCAAATTTCTGTGAAGCGTCAAAGATTTTTTTGTATGCGGGGATCTTTTCGCTGTAATACATCACGGTGCCGAGCAGTGGTGCGAATTTTGAAATGTCGGCCTTTGCGTTTTCGTCTTTCATGGAGACGAATTTCTTTGCATTGGAAAGCCATCGAATTCCGCTGCTGACCGTTTTCCGGATCTCCGGGTCCTGTATCGAAAGAGAAATATCGGAATTTTCCGACTTTTTCATCGTAGGACTCTTGACTTTTCCGCCATCCTGCGGTATACTCTTTGCAAAGGACGATGAACTGGTCTCGATGAGGGTCGGGTTGGCTCCCGATACGGCGTTTTGCCGGAGGTCAGAATTAGCCACTGACACCAGTTGTACGTCCTTTATCGAAAGAGAAATTTTTTCTGAATTCTTCTTGACTTTTCCGGTATCACGCAGTATACTATATTCAGGACCAAGCAAATCATTCAACGGATCAAACTTCTCAAAGAAGTCGTTGAAATGTAATATCTGCCAAAGCCGAGGAGGCTGCGGTTCAGCCCAAGTCTTGTGTGGCACCAGTGTATCAGGTGACCTCCCTGACATGTCCCCGGTCGGCTTGACCGATTCGGGGTTTTTTATTGCATAAATTTCTAGATCATGAGCTTCAATGGAATAAATATGATTCCCGGTGTTGCGCTTTTCTTTTACGGATATTTTGATCCCGTATAACTGACCCTTGTATTTCATTCCGACATAAAAACGGTGCATCTGAAGAACATTCTCTTCATTTTTTCTGTCCAAATGGCTAACACCAAGCATGGCGTTTTCAAATAGTTTTTTTATGTTGACCATTGCAACAGCATGAACATACGGTTTTACGCTGGATTTTTGGGTTGCTTTTCCGCTTTTCATTTTATAGGATGAATCATAATCAATCCTTGCAGTCATACCGTTCGGTGATTTATTTTTAACTTCCAGATAATTTTTCCCGGTCCTTTTCTTTTCTTCTTCAATCCGTTTCTTCAATATGTTCTGCGCCATTGAAGTAGTAAGATGAACGGGATTCGTGACTTCAACGATATTTACGGGCGTATTTTCGTCCGCCATCCAGTTTCTGGGATACTCTTTCCGTTCGCCACGTCCGACACCATCAGGATTGTTCTGGATATCCAACTGAATATCGCCGGAGCTTTCCCGGAGTTTTCCGACCAGATCCAGATCACCGGAAATCTGTGTTTTCTGAAGAAGGATCGGGAGAACTTTTCGAAGTTGTTCTTCATTCACATACGCTCGCATATGATTCCCGAATTTTCTGAAATCACCGACAATCTTCATGACTTCCTCATCCATGAAGATTTCTCCTCCGGATGATCGTTTCGCATTAGTTTCAATTCTTCCTGGATAGATGACCAGATCAAAGTCTCCGGTCACTTTTGCATTTCGTCCACCGATTTCAAAATATTTGAGAATTTCATCTGTTGTGGACAGTTTTCTTCTGGGATCTCTGGTCAGAGAATTCATCGAAAACCCGACAGGAAGAGAAACCCCCGTTTGCGTCTGACCATTTTTCAAGGAAAATTTAACGACTTTCCCAAACCCTTCCGAAGCATCCACCCCCTTGATGAGATTTCCGACATAAACTTTTCTGATATTTTCCACGACTCTGGAAGAGCGTTCGTTAAAAATATCGTTCATGGAATCCGATGTGTGCCGGATTGCAGTCTGTCCAGCCTTGTCTCCAATCTGCGACAGAGGAATTGTTATCCGCACGGGAGATTCCGTGAGGAATGAAAATTTGATATTGCTTTTTGCTCCCGGATTTCCATTCCTTGAGAACTTTATATAAGACAGCGTTCCACGGTACGAATTGTTGCCCGTGAAAATAGTCACCGGATAACCGAGAAAATTCATGACTTCCCGTTCTGCGTCATTCAGATTTTTTTTCGCATCCGCTTTTCTTTTCAGGATTTCCGTTTTGTTTTCAACGGAATCCAAAGCCTGATTGAAAAATGTCTCAAGCCTTTTGTTTTGTTCTTCGAACTGCCGTTTGACATGTTCACGCATTTTGGAAATTTCATTCGATCCGAACTGTTTTTCCCGGTCTTCCAGAAAGGCGTTCCAGTCCGGGACGCGAATTCGTTCCGTTGTCTTGTATGTTTTCAGCATCAACGGTTTGTCAAGTACACTACCGTTTTCATTCCCCGGAGCATAAAGATCGGATTCCTGTTCTTCGGCGTTCCAGTCCTGTTCAGAGACTTCGAGATCATATTCGCCGATTGCTTTCAACCGTGTAGTCAGATCGGAATATGCTTCATCGAGATCCTGATAAATCGCTTTCTGCATGGCGTTGGGAAGCAGAGCCATTTTTCCTGTAAAGGAACGAGCGAGATCTTCTTTGGGTTTAATTTTCCCATTTGGGTTAATTGTGACATTGAGACCGACACGCCCTGCCAGCTTCATATTTTCGGAGAGATACTCTGCAACAATCTGATCTCCGTATTTATTCAGAATATCGACATTTCCGAACGACATGGATCCTTTTGTATTCGCGGTTGTATTTGCGGAAAGTGATGCAAATTTCTTATTCAGGACAGCCATCACGCGGCGTTCCGCTTCAAGGTCCGTTGAAATGAATGTATATTCCGGTTTGACGACCTGTCCGGACCGCATAATTCTTCCGAGAGTCTGCATAACGACATTGATATCAAGATCGGCTTGAACAACGAACATGTGACGCTGTTTCTGATCTTTGAATTTGCTTGATGCGTGAAGAGAAAGTCCGGTTGATCCGGATCGGTTCAGGATAATACAGTCCAGTTTTCCGGAATTGAAATCGTTCACGACCATATTGGCCGACTTCTTTTCTTTGTCGCTTCGTTCTCCGAGAATGCCGTTTTTTCCGTTTTCATCATAATGAATGATTTTTGTCCGTCCGGTCAGCTCCCCGACGGAGAGTCCGGCTGCGGAAAGTTTTGCCTTCATATAGTCGATCGGAGACGCCGGGAGATCAAGATCCAGGTTGTCAACACGGCTTTTGAGTTCATCCAAAATAGCCAGAAGATGCGGAGGCAGATTCAACTTGATTTCCCTGGAGTTTCCGTTGCGGTCTTCCAGTTTCCCGAACTTCAGTTTATCCAGATTGTACCGAAGAATATCTTTGAAAGAAATTTCGATCTGTTCTCCGTTCCTGATCCTGTTTTCTTCGCTGAATCCTTTGAGAAATGATTCCATCGTATTTGCAACGGCAACAACAGGTTTCTGCCCTGTTTTATAAGCCTGAATGATTTTATCAATGGAAACGTCCAGTTTTGCTGCGAACAGCAATTGTCCGACATAATTGTGAACTGTGCTCGCGAATTCTCCGCATTGGAGACTTTCGGACATTTTTCGTCCGCCTTTTGCGCCGGAGGATTCCACTTCATCCTTAATCATCAGACTCAAGTTAACCATTTCCGACATGAATGAAACGATTTCATCATACTGCCGTTTGATTTTATCTGAGGTCTGAACAAAGTCCCCGATGTTGACTTTCACTCCGCTGAAATCACGTTCTCTCCGAATCAGTCTTCCGGATTCGGCGAGTCCCTGACAGACAATCTGCTGAATGGCCAGTCCGCCTTTTTTGAAGACATCCAGAATGTTCGGTACAATTTCTTTGAATTTTTCTCCCAGGAAAAGCATCATGTTTTCCGGTCTCTTTGCATAAGTCGCGGAAAGATAAACCACGCCTTTCAGGTTTTTGGATGCGACAAGACCTTTGAAAAATCTTCCTGTATTGGAATCCACTCCGGACGCATTGTGGGCTTCGTCCATAACGAGGAGACATGCTTTTGTGTCTATCATGTTCTGAAGGAATCTCTGCTGCGGATTTCCCTCTTTGTTCAACTGTGAATAAACCGTAAAAACCGAATCGAAATTTTTCGGATTGTCCGCCAGCATTTTTGAGAAATATGCGCTCGGTTTCGGAAGAGTTTTCTGGATGACCTCATTATCTCTGCCGATGATACTTGATTTATCCTTTTCGCCGATCAGGAAGGGATGGAACGTTTCGCCAATATCTTTCCCGTCGAAATACATATCGGAAAAGAGTTTCGGTTTTTCTGTAATAAAGATCGGAGTGATTCCGTTCAGTTTTGCATACCGCATAATTGCCGCGGCCTGCCGTCCTTTTCCGATCCCGGTCTGATCGCCGATAATGACGGATTCTCCGTTTTTGATATTGTCGATGGCAAGGGCAACGCTGTCGATCTGTTCTGCGGCGAGAGCGTTGTAAAGTTCCTCTTTTGAATCATACGCCAGCTGAGAAAGGACAAAATCATCGACGGAACCATATTTTTTCTGAACATTCTTCAAGGCTTTCTGTGTTGCAGAGAGCAGGAATTTCGGGATCAGAGTCCCGAGAGATTCGCTTTTGCTTTGCGTTTTGTATTTTGCCTGAAGTCCGTCTTCGGAAAGTTCCGGTTCCGTCTCTGAATTGTTATCTTCTACGGCAGAGTTTCCAGAATCAGCCAGTACAGGTCGTAATCCTCCGGATTCTCCACTTCTTCCAGCCAGTCCGGATGTTCCACGGCTGTTTTCAATCCCCACTTCAGATCCGTTTCGCAGGCCATCCAGCTCTGCCATCCCGCTGGAATCTCGTCCTCCTCGAACGGGAGTTCCGGGCAGCTCTCGTGTGCTCTCTCCAGCAGAGCGAGGGTCATTTCCAGACCGTTCTCCTTTTTGTACTGTTTGAGCATCTGCCAGATCAGACTTTCCAGACACTGCCCCGCTTCTTTTTCCGTCTTCGGCGGTCCGTCCGTGATCCAGAGCATTGTGTTGGACATCATTTCCCCGTTCTGTTCCAGTTTGTCCGAGTTCAGTCTCATGATTTTTGCGCCAGGCAGCAATTCCATTTTCAACTCCTTTCAGTCTTTGGAAAATATTGCTCCAGTCTGCCAGTCTTTCAACCGGCTTTGATGAAAATTCTGTTGAAAAATCGGAATTTTCTTTTCTTCCGTTCAGGATGATGATCCGGATGGGGTATCCGGCCCCCTGTTTTTTGTACAAATCGCCGGCGACCTCGAAACTGTCCGCGATATTGAAATGGTCATAGATGTAATTCAGGAACGGCTTTTCCGTTGGATTGACTTTTGATTCAAGTTTATCCGCGGCACCAAGGATGATTGCCGCGGTTCCGTTTTTGTCAAGAGATTTCAGCGCCTGAAGAGCGATCAGATGTTCCAGTTTTGCGATCTTGAATTTTTCAAATTGAACTTTTCTATCCAGTCTGCCGAACGGAGGATTCATGATGATAGCATCCTGTGTTTCTTCTGGAGAGAAAGTTGTTGCGTCTTCGGATGTAACAGTTTTGAATCCGGAAGTTTTCAGAATTCCGTTTCGGATTTTTTCGATTTCATTGGCAGAAACACTTTCGGGCTTTGCCGCGATAAGAAGAGCGCCGTTTCCTGCGGTTGGTTCATAAACGCGCTTTGCATTCTGGATTCCGATTGCGCGTCCGAGCATATAAGCCAGCGGAACAGGAGTAGAATACGCCTGATTCATGACGCTTGTGGACGTTCTGGAATTCAGAAGCGGCATCTGTTCATAGAGATGAAGAATTTTCTGGAAAGCATCATCTTCCGAAATGGAAGAGTCGTGAGCGATCTTTCGTGCTTTTTGAACGACAAGGAATTCCATTTGTTCTTCCGCTTCCTTCAGCGGGATTTTGTGATCGAACGCGAATCGCTTCAGAAGCAGTTTTTTCCCTGCATTGTCCTTATCGCTGTCCAGAATTTTTTCCAGAGTCAACTTTTTTTCAGCGTTTTCCGATTTTTCTTTTTCCGGTACCTGCTGTTCCGTTGCCTTCGGAGTTCTTGAGTGTTCTTCCTGATTATTGTTCGGAGGAGAAGCCGTTTTCTTTTTGAAAATATCCACAACATATCCTTGTTGTAGATTACGTTCTGCATAAAAATCATGCAGAGCATCTTCAAAATGGCGACCCTGGTCTGGAATATTTCTGATAATATCAGCAGGAGTTGTGTCAGCGTAATTGGCAATTTTTATATATTGAGCCTTTTCTTTGGATCCTCCGAATTCTGCATAGAGATCACCGTCTTTTTCAGCCATTCTTACGCGGGTCCGGCGATATTCTTTATCTCTGTAAATTTTTGCCTTTGAAAAATCTACTCCGGACGGTTTTTTGACATATTCTATCACCGGTTTAGGTTCTTCGCTGGCATATATCGGTTCAGAAGTTTTATCGGGAATGTTTTCTTTACCAGATGCCGGAACATTCGTTTTCTCTTCTTTCTTTTCCTTCGACTGTTCCGGTCCAACTTTGTTTTGCTTCTCTTCTGTACGTTTTCGGAGTGCTTCTTTTGCGAGCTGGACACCTGTTTCTGCATGTCTTCGAACAATATCGATCGGCATTGTCAGATATGGATTCCTTCTTTCCGGTTCGAGAACGTTCTTTTGAGAAATTTCAGAAATTTTTCCTGGATTTTTCTTGAAATTTTCAAAATCATGAATTATTTTTTCAACAGAATCCAGGTCAAGATAGTCCACGTCAGCGAGATTGATTCGCTGTTGGGCAATCAAGGTCTGGATTTTCTTTTTGTCAAGATACAATGCTTTTCCCTGTTGAATCCAGTTCAGCCATTCATGAAGGTCTTTCGGGAACAAACCGCGAATGGAATTGATTTCAATACCTCTGCTATTTTTATTCAAATGAATCCCGACAAGGAAATTTTTGTTTTCGTGCTGAATGTTCACAATGATATTTTGCGCTTTTGTTTCATCTCCATATCGAAACACGGCAAAAGGGTTCTGCAACGCGATCGGTAAATTTTTCACTTCGCCGATCTTGAATGGATGATTCGACTGTTTTGATTTATCTGAAAGCCTTGAACTTGCAAGTTCAATTGGGAGATTTGGAATGCCGGTCCCGAGCAGAATATCGGACGGTTTTCCAAGAGAATAGACATACCCGTCTGGGAGTTCTCCTTTTATCTGCTTTTCCAAAGCGTCATTGAATGCGGAATTGATTTCATGAAGGTTCTCCGGTCCAACTTTCATCGCTCCCTGCGTCTTCTCTTTTCTTTCCTGCGCAGGACCGTCCGTTTTATCCGTTTTGTCTGCTTTGTGCGTTTCCGTCTGTTCCCGTCCGACTCCCTCCGCCGGCTTGTCCGCCATTTTCTTTTTCAGGACGAACTCAACTTCCCGGATGGCATTATCCAGCTGTTTCCCGATGACTTTTTCCACATCTTGTCCATATCCTTTTTCCATCATCATGGAACGCAGATTCCGGATCCAGTCAAGAAAACGCTCTAAAATGCCTTTATTTTCACCGGCAAGACGTTTCAGGAACTCCGCGTTTCCGCCCATTCCGCCGACGACATCTGCGATAAACTCTTCATCAAGCGTTCCGTCGTCCAGTTCAGAATATCCAGCAGCCCGATATTTCTCGTTGTAGTTCTTCTTCCAGTCCGCAAGTTCCTTCTTCCCGGAAATAGCGATAATTGAGGCAAGAAGTTTCTGAAACTCCTCCGGAGAATCGACCCGCATCTGATGTGTGAATTCATGGAAAGCCGACACCATCATCGGTTTTTGCCCGGCCCGGTTCAGATAAATTTTCCCATTGCGCACAAACCCGTCCGCTTTGAGAGTGTCGGAATCGAAGAATTCAACATCTGTTTCAAATTCTTTCCGGAAGAAATCCCGAACGGCTTTCTGAGCTTTGTTTGCCGGTTCCGCAGTCCGGACCGACACACTCTTTCCAAATTTCTCCTGAAGTGCAAAGTTCAACGGATCGTCATTGCCGATGGATTTCGATTTCATCTCTTTGTGAGACAGTTCTTCTTCAAGCTGATGATACAGCCGGGGATCCGTGTACCAGTTTTCCCACCGTTTCTGTTCTGTCACTGCATCGTTCAGCATATTCTGAGCGTTTTTTCCGACATTGACATCCATTTTCCCCGCGGCTTCTGGATTCCGGACGGCATTCTTTGCGACCCGGACCCGTTCGCCTACATCCCGGATATGCTTTGCAGCAAGGCGGCTGAGTTCCTCCGCTTTTTTCATTGCGGAATCATCGAACCCGAAAAGATCCGCGTCGGCATTGGACGTCCGGTCTGTCTGGGAAAGAAGCTGAAGATATCCTTTCAGCTGCGTGTCGCTCATATTCTTTTTGATGGCCGCCGTGATTCCAGCAGCTTCCAGAGCTTCATTTTTTTGTGCGATTTGAGCGATCACCGCAGCAGATGCCGGGGAAATGGATCCGTCTTTAACCTGAGAAAACAGATTGTCCGAGGCGAATTTTCCTATTGTGTATCCTCTTCTTCCTTTTTCTCTTGCGAGAATTCCTTCACGTTCCGCTGTTTTTTCATCCATGTTTTCAGCGCGGACAAATTCCGCGTAATCCTGGACAGAGCCCTGACCGTCTCGGATATTTGTCAACACGCCATGCTTTCGCGCGTCTTCGGCGGAAACACCATCCTCTTCACGCTCGATAATGACGTTGACATTTTTCACTCCGGTATCTTTAGCGAGTTTATACCGATGATGCCCGTTGACGACAAAACGGTCTCCGTTTTTTGCTTCCCAAACCAAGAGATTCCCAGCGGTTTTATGGTCGAACGTTCCTCCGATCTGGTTGGAATTGTCGACGCCGGAAACTTTATCCGCGCTGCTTTTGAACTGGAAACGTTTCGGATCAATTTTCAGAGACGACACTGGAACGGACTGAACCTGCTCCGAAACGCCGGAAGAGTTTCTGCTGTTCTCCTCTTCCATGTTCTGTTCCTGCGTCTGCGGTACAGGTTCCTGATTCTGATCCTGATCCTTCCCGGCGGTACTGTTGTTCTTCAGATTCTCAGCAAGTTCGTTGACGATTTCAAGTTTTGCTTCCTCGGCATCCTTTGGTGTATTGGCTTCGGAATCGACGGCTCGGCCCAGTGCACTCAACTCCCGGTGCAGTCTCCGAAACTTCCGATTGTTCATAAAATCAAGGGCCCCTTGCACGCCTCGCAGGCCCAGAGATGTCATTGCGAACGCGATAAACATATTTTCTGTATCTTCGCGCGAGGGGGTCGCATCCCGCAAACGGTTGACAATGTTTGAATCTGTTGAATCCAGTCCGGCTGCGGCATTCATCCAGGCTGTGTTGAATTCTTCCGCGACCTCTCCAACGGTCCCATGGAATCCAAGTTTTCGAGCTTCCCTTAAGACACGGGGGAATGGCAATTTTCGTTTTGCTTTTGCAACGATTTTTTGAATTCTCCGCGGGACAGGAGCTCTGAGAAGTTCTCCGGATGCTTCTCCAGCAGTTTCCGTCGCTGACTCAACAGCTCCAGATGCAAAACTTCCTCCGAGGTCTGCACTTTCATCAAAAACAGGATTTCCGGATTCGTCGAGACTGATTCCGGCATCCCGGTACCGTTCGAGTCCAGATCTTGGAGTTCGTGCAATTGTCAAAGGGAGAGCCTGAAGGTTCAAACGAGCAAAATTTTTCGGTGCAGTTGTTGCGAAATGGCGAAGCGTACCACTTTTTGCAGCGGCTTTAACAGCCTGTTCACCAGTTTCTTTGACAGTTTGTTTTGCCAGTTCTTTTGCTCCCGTTTTTGCTGCCGCTTTTGCCCCGGAAGACAAAGCACCTGTAATCCCTGCGGTTGCCATAAAATCAATCATATACGGTGCGGAGTCCAAAAAAATTCGCAACACCGTTCCGGCTCTGGTATCACCGCGGAGTTCCTGTTCCCGCAAGGAATTCATATAGGAGATCACCCGATTCCGATCGGAGAGTTCTGCATTTTCAGACATTATGTCAATCTGCTTCTGAGGAGCGTCCGGCATCAGCTTCCGAAATGCGGATTTGTAATATTCAGAACCCATTTCGGCCCGTTTTGCAGATTGAATCATAGACGCTGCATCTTTGATTCCGTACAATGTTCCTGCTACGGGAATATTTTTCGGATCGGAAAAGAATTCCTTAGTGTTTTCAGCCATTCCGCGGCGTTCGGAAGAAAGATCATTCGGATTGAGGTAAGAAATTTTCTCTCCTGCGCTTTGAATTGGCATTGTCCCCGGCAGATTTTCATCGGTGACGCCGGCTCCAAAGAGAGATGCGAATGAATTTTTAATCACATCTGGAGTATTTCTTTCAAGAACGCTTTTTCTTGAATCAACGAATTTCTGAACGGAAACAGGATCAAAAGAAGCGAGATCTTTTTCATTTTGCGCTGCAATTGCGAGACGTTGCGTTTCGAGACCGTCAGCGAAGTCATTTCGCCCGACGGATCTCCATCGAGCCTGTCTTGCTTCGATCTGCTTCTGCTGCTTTTGCTTGTCAAGGACAGAAGAAAGTTTTTCAAACTGTTTTCTGTTAAACCCTGCGGCTTTTGCGTTGTTGTAGTCGGCGAGGTCATCGAGATGCTGCTTGAGGAACTGTCCCTCGGTATAAATTGTCTGCCCGTTTTTGTCGGTATACTCGCCGTTGTTCCATTTTCTTGCCAGACCGTCTCCCACCATTGTCTCGGCGATTTCACGCATTTTCCGGTCCTGTTCTTTTGCAAGGAATTCCCGGTTTGAAAAAAATGCGACATCGTCCATTCCGCTGGTCGTGAAATTCTTATTGATGTAGTCAAGAACGGCTCTCTGTGTCTCATCATTCATCAGAGCGGCAGGATCGGAAGTTAAGGTATCGTAAACAGACATGGCGCAAATCTCCTTTATTTATATTTATGTTCCAATAAAACAGGGATTTTTTGCCATTCTGAACTCAAAAACAGTTCCAACCGCGCCCTCCCCCGGACCGTGAAAGCGTTCCGGGATTTTTTTTGCTCTTTTTTCGGAAAAAGACTTGAAACCTAATTAAAATAGGTTATATTATATATAAAATTAAAAAATGGAGCTGATTGACAAATGGAAAATCATGCATTAGAACCGGGAGAACGCTGCCCGTACTGCGGACAAATAAAACGCGGAAAATATCAGCGGAAAAAAAATTCTCAAAAAGCGGCGCAAGCCAGCCGCGAAAATGGAAAGAAAGGAGGTCGCCCGAAAAAACAAAAGAGTTAAATGAAAGTACCCCTGCAAATGTAGCCGCATCTGCAGGGGTGTGTCGAACTTAAGACTGATAACCCAAGAGCGACGGGTATATTATACATCCTGTTGCTCTGCAAATCAAGGAGCGGAGAAATGAAACTTCTAAAGTTTCTTCTCACACTTCCGCTTTTTTTGGCTGATCCGACATTCGGACTGACCGAAAAGGAAATGGAAGAAATCGGAATCAAGATAAACTGATAACCCCAAGCCGGGACGTGAAAATCCCGGCTTTTATAGACAACAGGACAAACAAGATCATGAACTCAGAAAATAAAACAGCAAGCCTCATACCCCTCACCAACGCGGTTACCGTTTCCAACGGAAAAGTCACAACAACAAGTCTCAAGATCGCAGAAATTTTCGGGAAACGGCACGATAATGTCATTCGTGACATTAAAAACCTCGAAATCCCTGAAAAATGGCGTCTCCTCAATTTTGAGGAGACGGTCAGAGAACGTCCGAATCCGTCCGAGGCAAAGCCAATTCAGTCCAAAATGTACACGATCACGCGTGACGGCTTCACGCTTCTTGCGATGGGCTTCACCGGCAAGAAGGCAATGCAGTTCAAAATTGCTTACATCGAGGCGTTCAACGCAATGGAGGCGAAACTCAGAGAACTTCAAGCCGCGCCGGTCCAGCCGGAGCTTCCGCTGACAGACGCGCTGCCGGATATGGAAAAACTGTTCCGGATGCGTCACAACGGCGTGCCCGTCATCCCGACACCCGATCTTGCAAAAGCATTCGGCGTATCTGTAAATCAACTTCACGGAATCAGAGAACGGAACAACAAAATTTTCACCGAAACACTTGATCTGTTCAGCGTAAAAGGCGTGACCGACAATCTGATCTGCCGCATTCTGAAAGCGGGATATGATATTGTGCCGGACTGCGTCTCCATCAATCTCTGGACTCAAACGGGTGCCCGCAAGCTCCAGATGCTCCTGGACGGATCAAGAATCAAACACAAACAGCTTTTCTGCACAGAAATCATCCCCGCAGAAAAGAAGGAAATGCCCATTGCAGAACGCAAACGCCCCGGGAAAACACGGGTGAAGATGCTTTTTTCCGACATTCCAATCGGTCTGGAAACAAGAACCGAACTCGGGGAGCTGGCCCGCGCCTTCGCCGAACGAGACCCCGAACACGGTCTTGCACCTTATGCGGAATATATTGCCTATCGCACAATGTTCAGGAAGATCCGTCTTATTCGGCAGAGTGTGGAAAAGATCGATCAATGCGGCGCCGATGTATCAGTCCTTTCGGATCGGAGCATCTCCGGTGCAATGATACTCTAAACATTTATATTTTCCCCCGGACTTCTCTCCGGGGGATTTTTTTTTGCCGCGCGCGCGGAACAATTGTTGTTACCTGAAAAATTCAGGAATAACCCGTCGAATTCGTTTGTAATTGAAGTTGAGTGTTGACAGCGGAATTCTTAGCCGCCGCGCCATCTCCTTCTGCGATAGTTCCGGATGTTCCAGCATATAAATAAGTATGTCGATCCGGACCGTTTTGATTCGCCTTACGAGATTCGATGCGACATAATTTTTTTCCAGATCGAAATTAGGTTCTTTCACGATCTGTCGTCGCGGCTCCTGAACAGCACATTTTGAACAGGGGGAGTCCTCATAGTTCAGGTATAATTCAGGATTATTATGAATGCAGGAGGAACAATCTTTCATGACAGCACCTCCTTGAAATATTCGAAATCGCGATCAATTCCAGCGAGATTTACAACGAGACATCGGTGCTCTGATGGAGCCTCATCAAACGGCTTTGCGGGGTCCCATTCGGCGACGGCATCTGCGTGAATTGAATCCGCCGGAGCTTCAAAAGTCTTGTTTTCCGTTCGTATCATAAACGATTCCAGAACGTGATAGTCCGACGGGAAATTCAGAGGAATAAGAATCGGGAAAACAGCATCCGAATTTTTTCGTTTCACAACTCCTGAGTGAATACTGAATTTTCGTGCGTCTTCATCACCAGCACCATCCGCGCGAAAATAGTATTTGAAAACACCGAATTTCTCATAAATTTTCCGGAACAACTCTGCCAATTGAAAATCATACTTTTCAAAATTAGCAATTTCAAATAACGTTGCAACACCCTGCAAAGAAACAGCACAAACAGAGATTGTTCCTAAATATTTGTCTCTCTTGAGATCGTATCGCGGAAATGCGATTGCACCGCGAAGGAAATATTTTTTCCAAGGGGCTTTTTCATGGAAACGAAGAAGAGTAAATTCTCCATCTCCTCTTTTCACCTGAATTGGCTGTTCAATCATCGACAAATTCTCCTTTTTCATTTTCATCAATTCCGGTTCCGTCCGGCGACAGGAAAAATGGAACGACCGCCGCAGCTACATTGACCTGCTGAGGTTTGTTAAAACCTTCCATTTCGGCAATTTGCGCGAGAGCTTTTACTTTATCCGCGTCGTAACGAGCTGTATCCGCAATTTCCATCAGTCGGCGAATGATTTCATCGCGCGAAATTTTGTAGCGTTCCGCATTCTGTTTTTGCAATTCCCGGACCCTCGGTTCCACAATTTTCATCAGACGAACCGCTGCGGATTTTGCTGATGATTTTTTCGCATTCGGGTAAACGTCGAGATATGCAGCAGTCAAAGTCTTCCCCGAAGCGACGTTCTGAGCAAACAATTCATGCCGTGAATTCATTTTATTTTCTCCTTGTTTTTCAAAAAGGGACATCATATTCCCCAGACGTGACATTCCATGCCATCATCGCGAGCGCGGAGTATGAAAGATCCATGCATTGAATGTGATCGAATTCTGCTGTTTCCTTGTTATAGACATTCAACCACTTGTCAACAACAGCATCCTGCGGAATATAATTTTCCATTTTCAGAATTTGTTCATAAATGGAAAGCTGCAAACTGTAATGAATGAAGTTGCAGTCCTGAAGTTGACGTGTGGGGAATTCAATCCCGGTTTTTCCCTGAAACCCGGCTCGGGAGATTTTTTTAACGCGCTTCCAGTCAAGCAACAGAAATTTTTTGTCGGTTTTACAACAGAGCAGGTCAATACTTCCCGCGACTCGAAAACGAGGGGAAAAGACGAGTTTTTCCGGTTCCAAATACATGAATCCTGCGGATCGGATCTTTTCAACCTCCACCCATGCCGCACGAAATTCAGCACGTTCATTTTCATCAACCGGACTGTGCATTTTATCAAATTCGCCGAGGATCTGATGTTCGCAGTTTTCGTGCATCCGAGTTCCATCGGTCGCGGCGCGGTCGCGATTTTCATCCCAGGATTTTATATACTGTTCGGGGGGAACTCCGGTTTTTTTGGATTTTCGGTGTGCAACAACACACGCATCAAACTTTTCAAATCCGTTGTGAACCAAAGTCGTCACACTCGTGTAGCTGACTCCATATTCGTCAACATAAGAATGGTCTTTTTCTGTAAATGTAATTCTGAGAAGATCGTTCGGAAGAGAAGCTGTTTTATCACCTGGCATCAAAAACCTCCTTTGCTGTAACAACGTTCGCAGTATTCTTTGACGGATTCACCCTCTTTCCGCTGAAGACGTGGTGGAGCGAGAAAGCAGTCAGATATTTCAGAGAGAAACGCGAGCCGTCCACTCCATCCGTCGAGCAGCTTTTTAACCCGGTTCAGATTCTGAAGTTTCAACGTTTTTCTGATTTCCCGGAAGAGGTCCTCCGCTTCCGCATCAAATTTTTCCCGATTGCATTCCGGTATTTTCATTCGTTCAACGGAGATTGCGGAACCGATCTGTTTCAGAAGATTTTTCATCGTATGTTTCCTTTCCGCTCCAGGTGCTCCACCTCTCGCGCGCGCGTATATACCCCCTTCAGGGCCCTATATATGCGTCTCTTATTTCCTTTATTATTATATATATGGGTGGAGCATATGGAGCATATGGAGCTGAACTCAAAAAGAGCACCACCCCATCTGAACAGCTCCAGTGGAGCAGTTTTTTTATCTGAAAACAGTTTTGCTAAAAACCTATGGAGCAGTCTGGAGCACTGGAGCAAAGGTTTAAAACAGTTTTTTGCAAAACCTATGGAGCGGTCTGGAGCACTGGAGCAAAGATTGAAACCGTTTTTATCAAACCCGCCTGGAGCAGTCTGGAGCACTGGAGCAAGGAGTTTTGCACCAGGGGAGCACCATGGAGCACTTGAAACAATTTTTCGGATTATTTTTTTCATTCAGTCCTCTTCGATTTCGATAGCTGTTTTGTCTTTTTCCATGCTGATGACACGGACGGGACCATCTGCCTTCCAGTTCCAGAGTATCCCTGAGCGGCGTTTCAGTTTTTTTTCGTCATGATGTGGCCATCTTTGGAGTTTTGGATCGATTTGTGGCAGCATTTTTGTTTTTGCCATATTTCGGATGATTTCAGCAGGATGCCGCTGGTCAATCCACGGGATATTTTTGAACCATGCTTCGAGGACATAGGAGCGAATGAAAATTCGATCCGTTTTCGGATTGACCGCGGGTGTTCCGAAGACCGGTTTGGTTCCGAGAAGCCGCTGGGTGATTTCCTCCTCGATTCGTCTTGCGAGTTCTTCATCGATGTTAGTTTCCTCCTTGATTCCAATCAGATTTTCGATGACTCGCTGATACTGTTCCGGAGAACCGCAAGCCGCTTGCAGAATTCGTGTTTCAAATTCCGGAGTCCGAGTTGCCGGCGGGATATCATAAATTCTGTGAGTCTGAATGATGTCAATGATATCTGCAAAGATCTGCATTCTGTTCTGGTGAATGTAGTGTACGACTTTTTCAGTCCAGTTCGGAATCATTTCCGGTTTTGCAACGAACAGATAATAAGCCCGGCTTGCAATATCGGTGTCAACGGTTGCTCCGTTGACGGTGACAACGTAAGTCAGATCGTTTGGCCGTGATTCTTCGCCGCGCCCATAGCTTGCCCGTCCCGATATGCTTCCGGACGTGACGAGCATGGCGAGGTTGGAAGAGCGCAGAACTCCTGTCACATTGTCGAGCCGCAGGATTCTGGAGTTGCGTCCTTCTGTGCTGATGATCCGTTTGATGACCTCCTGGTAATTTTTTTCGAGATCATAGACGGATACATCAATCGGCTTTCCCTTGAGCAAATTTTCGCCGTAGAGAAACGCGACCATTTCGGGAATTTTTGATTTTCCGGAACCCTGTCCATCGGGAGAGTCGATGATCCAGAGCGGACGGGCCGCCATGGGTTTGTAAAAAATCGGGGCCATGATAAACGCGGCGAGCATGGACCGGTTGATATCGTCGACCGGGTTGAAAAAATCGACAAACGACTGGAAAATCTTATGATTTGGACTTGGCGTTGGGAGTTTCGGATGCGAATAGAAGACGTCATCTCGTGCGGGGAAATTCGGGACGAAGGAGATGGCGTTGTATCCGATAGATTCCGCCTTGAGAGCCGAGAAAAATTCCTGTTTTGTGATACACCCGTTCCCTTTGTCCCATTCGATCAGACAACGTGTTTTTCGCGCAATCCAGGCGAAAAGATCGGAGGTGTCATAAATGTAATTGATCTCTCCTGAATCGCGGTCCTGATCGAACATCTGTTCGCCGACGCGGAAGGGAGCTCCGAGGAGACGTGTATGAAGTTCCTGCACGAGTTCATTGATCTGCCGCGGGATTTTTTCTTTGATTTTCCGTCGTCCGAGTTCCTTTTCTTCGAGGATATAGTTTCTGAAAGGGAGCTTGTTTGCTTCTTTTGCAGCATCGACAGGTGACAATTTCCGTTTTTCGTATTCCGGAGCATCTTTTGCAAGTTCTGCTATTTTGTTCCATGTTCCGCCTTCTTTTTCAAAAAAATCGGTGACATCGCCTTTTGGAAGTTTGGAACAGAGAACGATTTTTATTCCGGCGGCATGTCCTGCGAGATCCTGCGCGACCATTTCGGCGTGTTCGATTCCGACGGCATCATTATCGGGCAGAATGATGATTTTTTTCCCGTTGAAATAATTCGCGAATTCGGGCCTCCATTTTTTTGCACCTCCGGAATTCGTTGTTGCGGGAATGCCAAGAGATTTAAGGGTTTCGACATCTTTCTCACCCTCGACGATGACACACCAGTCCGACGCATTGACGGCCGGCCAGTTATATGGAACTGGCGTTACGTCAGCGATTCCCCAGTGATCGGGGGTTCCCTGCACGAATTCCTTCTTTTTCTCCGGGTGTTCGAGTCGATAAACGGAATAGAGGATTGTCCCGTTGAGATCAACGTAATCATATTTTGCTTTTTGAACATAGCCGGCTTCGATGAGTTCATCGTATCTGGACTTTCCTGCCGGGACAGCTTTTCTGAATTTAACTTCTGGCAAATTCAGCCATTCTCCGAGGACCTCCTGCGCATTCTGGATTGCTGCTGAATCGCAGCTTCCGAATTTTGCGATGGCGCAGAGCTCGATAATTCCTCCGCCGACATTTGCGGCGTGGTCGAACCATTTTTCCGCATCGATGGCGACGGATTCCGGATTTGTTCCGTTGCGCCAGACGGCGGCGCACCGTCCATCGACGATTTTTGCGCCGAGGACTTCGGTGGCGAACCTGGAACAGTTGCCTTTTTCGCGGATTTCTTTGAAATTATAATGTTTCATATTGTACCTCTTTAAGCAGCATGATTTCGAGACCGAGGTCCAGTGCAGTTTTCAGCTCTTTTTTGCTTCCAGGAGAGGTTTCCCAACCTGGCAGAAGGGCGATTGCTTCTGCGGACATGGCGATCACTTCCAGATCCATCTGGATACACTCTTCGTACGTCTCCAGCTGCGGAAAGCGGTGCGGATTGATTGGGAAATGTCCGCTTTCACGCAGGAGCCGTTCTGCTTTTTCAAAGGCTTCCCGGTTTAAGTTTTTGATTCCGGTCATGGGGCCGGATATGTAAACGTTTTTCATCTCTCCACCTCAATCCCTTTCACTTTGAACCACAGCCGGAGCGCGGTCTCCGATGCGGTGTTACCAAATTCCGTTTTGCTTTGTTTTTCTGAGTAAAATTCAATAAGCGTATCCAATTGAATACGACAGTCGATTTTTACCAGCCAACCGTAGGTAAGCAAACTGGTTATTATTTCCTCCAGCGTTGGAGCGGGGTAAATCTCCTGACCGCACTTTCTGCGTATGGCGATTTTACGCGGGTGGTTATGTTCCAGCCGCCACTCCTTTTTATGGATTTGCTCACAGCCGGAAGTCCGGCAGAGAAATCCGACAAGATCATCATACACCCACACCAGCGCGGAATCCTCGAACTCCCCCGCCGGGATCTGCTTGCACAGATCCACGGGAGGAACGATGTTTTCGATCTTGCTCATTTCTCCACCTCCTTTTTAAGCCATTCCAGAGTCGCGGCTACGGCCTGGTCTCGTGTTCTAAACCACTCACAAATGTCATCGCCGACGATGGCCCTGTATTGTTTGCCGTACCATTCATCCTCGCCCGAATAAACAAGTTTTTCCGCCAGATCCTCCGGACTTTCCGTGATCTTTTCAAAGTTCGTCATTTTCCATCCTCCAGCTGTTGCATTGCTCAATAATTTTCATTTTTTGCGCATTTCACTATTCAGTTGTTCAGCTGTTGCATTTTTTGCAACAGCTCAATTTTCTTCCGGCGTTTTCTTCGATCCACTCCGCGCACGTCTCGCACACGTGGAACTCCTGAACGTCTCCGCTGTCGTGCAGAGCCCCCTTGATCGTTTCCAGCTCCTCCGCCGGAAACTCCTGATTGCAAAAGTCACACTTCATTTTCATTCTCCTATTTATAGTATTCTCTGAAGCTCATTTTCCGGCAGAGCTTCCCGCCTTTCACATTCACAAACGACGCGAATTTTCGTTGCTCTGCCGTCGGCGTTGAATCGCCCGTAAAATCCCGGTACGGTTGCGCGAACGGGATAACATTCAGGCCAACCAGAGCGCGAAGCCGGGCTTCTGCATCTGCAATGTCCTGCACCAACATATAGCAGAAAATTTCCCGCTTGAATCCGCTTTCCCGGATCAGTGACACCGCGCGGCGGATCGGCTCGATCATTGAGACGGTGTCGCAACTAAACCTGATGAACCTAATCCACCTGCAGGAAGCCAGCAACCGCGCGTTTTCAGGCGTGACCAGCCGAGAGTCTAGCCCCTGATTGAAATCTATCCGGATTTTCAGCCTAGCCGCTTTTTCGAGCTGTTCTCGCACAAAATCAGGAGAAGCCGCCAAAAAATTATTGTCCAGCAAAACGACCTCTTTTCTCCCTGATGAAATTCTCTCTATGTCGTCCACTTCCTGCAAGAGGCCCTCTTTTTTCGGCACAATGCACCAAGGGCATCTCCGGATACATCCGCGCGTCAGAAATCCGATAGCGGCGGGGAAATCCGGATACAGCGAGTAGTCAGGAATCATCCGCTCGACTTCATCAGGGAGTTTTGTGTTCGGATCGTACCCTGTTCCGCCGCAGACCGGTTCAGGATCGCCAGCGGCATAATCCAGAAAATCCGGAGTAAAAGAAAAAACTTTACTCGCATAAATCCGGTCAGGACGGCTGAATAGCGGATCATACCACTCGACCGAATCCCCCTGCGCTTTATGCCACGCCGCCAGCTTCATCAGCGCGAGGTTCGGGAAGTTGCGCCCGTCTACGTCAACCAGCGCGATTTTCATTCCTCCCCCTCGCTTTATTCAGAACTTTCCGCGTTTCACACAGTTTGCAGCCTTCGCGCTCTGGGTGGCGCAACGCGCAAAGAGCGCAGTGTTTTTCCAATTCCTTATACAGCTCAGGCGCGGCTGCGATCAGCCTTGTATTTGCAGCTGCCTCGTAAATGTCATCGTTTCTTGCGAACACCTCTGCAAAGCAGTCATATTTTCCAGCTCCCTCTGTAGCAACCGTAAACGATGTATACACATCCCCCGTATCGCAAAACGAGTGATCTTCGATTCTTGCAACCCACGGCCCCGGCGTAAAATGTTCGT